CGTCCCGCCTGGCCGGCACCCCCGGGCGTCAAGCCCGGTACCGCTCGTCCGATGCCGCCGGTGCGCCGGCCGTCGGCGCCCCAGGCGTAGTCGGGCTGAGACGCCCCGACGACGCTCGTTCATCTGTTCTGCGTTTCCAGGAGACCGATTCACATGGCGAAGCTCAGCGAACTCAACCTGTCCAAGGACGTGATCAAGCACGAAGTGAAGGATCTGTCGGAACTGCCGGCGCAGATGGGCAGCCGTCCCCCGATGCTGCAGCCGGGGTCGTACGTGTTCCAGCTCCCGAGCACCAACAACATGCGGGAAGCGTTCGACAACGACAAGGACGGGAACCTTGTGGTGGTGTTCCGCGACGCCGCCGCCCTCACCGTGGTGCAGGCGCCCCCCGAGAACGCCGGCAACATCGGCCGCCCGCACGGCAACCGGGTGAGCGCCCGGGCGCGCAAGCGCGGCAAGAAGGACGACCTCAACGCCAAGTCGGCGAGCGACTTCGACTACCTCCTCTTCGCACTCGGCGAGCAGGCGCTGCCCAAGACGCAGCCCCTCTACGGCGAGGTGCTCCTCAAGCACGGCGGCGAGTGGTTCGGTGCCGACGTGGAGCTCTCCTGGAACTGCAACGACCAGAAGCCCATCCGTGTCGAGGGCGACGGCGGCCAGCTCGTGGAGATGAACGGCGAGGAGGGCCGCGATCGGATCGTGGGATGCGGCGCCCGCTACTACGAGAAGGACGTGGACAAGAACCAGGAAGGGAAGTACGACGCCCGCCTGTCCTGCACCTGCGGCGCCACCCTCTTCGCCAACGAGAACCTGGTGCGGTACCGCCGCGTCAGCCAGAAGCCGGCGCCGACGGCATAACCGTCGCGCACCCCGGCGGGAGCTCGGGAGGGGGATACCCCCTCTCGAGCCTCCCACTTCCAAGAATCGAGTCGCACCCATGAGCAGCAACAACGGCAACGGACACAGCCAGCACGACAACGACGCCCAGGTCACACAGCGCACGCCGCTGAACTTCACCGATCGCCTCGGCATCCCCGTGGCGCTGGGCGACAAGATCCTCTTCCTCCCCAACAGCAACGCTCCCACGGTGATGCAACTGGTGAGCGTGGACCCGATCCTCGACCCGCAGATGCCGCCCGGCGCTCAGCGCCTCATGTTCTCGATGGATCTCGCCGTGGCGGCCATGCCCGGTGGGGCCATCCCCGGGTTCCTGGTGGGGGTGGATGCCGCCCCAGCCGGGGAGCCGCCCGCGCCGCCGTCGCCGATCATCTTCCCCGGCGGAAAGCACTGAGCCATGGCCAAGCCCTCACGCGCGAAGATCGTGCTCGTGCCCGTACAGCGCACGACGGGCACCTGGGGCTGGGAGCTGCGACGCGGCAATCGGGTGATCGCGGCGAGCAAGGAGTCGTACGCGCGGAAGGATGCGCTGCGGCGTTCCATGCGGCATCTGCTCAAGCAGATCGCCCCCCAGGTGGGCGCCACCGTGACGCTCACCAGCACACGCTAGGCGCTCCGTACGTTCGCAGGCGAGGCGACCATGTACGACTACGACGACTACGACGATGGCGGGCTGCCGGCGTACGCGGTGGAGACACCGAAGACGCCGGCGCCTGCGCCTCCAGCAGGGGAAGACCCACCAGAGTGCCCGATCTGTGGGGTGGTGAAGCTGAACGCGCGTTGCTGGGGGTGCGGCTATGACGACACGCCAGCCTCTCCAACGCCCCCCGAGACGATCACCTTCTTCGAGGACGTACCTGAGGAGACGCCGAAGCCGACGCCGCTCGTGGTCGATACCTCGGCGGTCCCCAACGCGCGCTACTGCTACGTCACCGGCAGCGCCGGCACGGGCAAGACGACGATCATGCGGGCCTGGGCCCAGGAACACCCCGGCGCCGTGCTCTGCGCGACCACGGGGATTGCGGCCGTGAACCTGGGCGATGCCGTGACGGTGAACAGCCTGCTCGGCTACTTCGATACCGCATCGCTCCGCGAGAACTACCTGCACAACTTCCTCCAGAACCGCCTGCGAAAGCTCCGCACCGGCGGGCTCACCCGGATCATCCTGGACGAGGTGAGCATGATGGAGGCCGACGCGCTCACTCTCCTGGTACGGGCACTGGAAGAGGTGAACAACGAGAGCGCCGTGCTGGTCGGGGACGAGCCGGAAATGGGGCTCACCCTGGTCGGGGACTTCCTGCAGCTCCCGCCGATCGGCGCCAAGGAGACCAAGGAGGATGGCACGGCCAAGCGCCGGGTGGAGAAGGCGAAGTACGCCTTTGAAGCCCCTGAGTGGGCGGAGCACTTCGAGCCGAACGTCGTACGGCTGACGAAGATCCATCGGCAGGCCGACCTGGGATTCGTCGCCGCGCTCCAGGCGCTCAGGAAGCGGGAGGCGCTCGAAGCGCTCGAGGTACTCCGCTCGTGCCTGCGACGGAGCGGAGACCCCCACTTCCCCGGTACGACCATCTACGCGAAGAACGCCGAGGTGGATCGGCACAATCTGCTGCGCCTCCGGGAGCTGACGACGGCGCCGGTCCTCTACACCTCCACCCGGCAGGGCAAGGAGCGCCCGGAGTGGAAGAACATCCCCGCGACGCTGGCCCTCAAGCCAGGGGCGCTCGTGATGGTGCTCTCCAACTTCTACGACAACCTCGGCGGGGATCGGGAGCTGGTGGCGGCCAATGGAGATCTGGCGGAGTACCTGGGGCCAGGCGCGAGCAGCTCGACGGACCAACCCACTCAACGCTCCGCGCAAGTGAAGCTCCGGCGCAACGAGCGGGTGGTGACGATCCCCATGGTCGAGGCCGAGTTCAGGAAGCCCACCGGCGACCGCAAGCAGCCGTGGGAGGTGGTAGGGACGATCACCTACATGCCGCTACGGCTGGCCTACGCCACCACGGTACACAAGAGTCAGGGACTCAGCCTGGATGAGGTACAGCTCAACATCGCTGACCCCTTCTGGGCAGCGCCGGCCATGCTCTACGTGGGCGTGAGTCGTGCTAGGACGCTCGCCGGGCTGCAGATCGTCGGGACGATGGAACAGCTCCGCGCCAAGACCAACTTCGATCCTCGGGTGGAACGGTGGAGGTAATGATGGACTGGCTGTGGGCAGGGACAACCGGCGTTGTGGTGCTGCTGCTGTGGCTGCTGTGGAAGGCCTCGGCGAGCATCCGCGACACCGAGATCGTCATGCGGGAGCTGGCGCAGACGGCGCTGTACGAGCTCCCTAACGGGATGGGGATGGTCGATCTCGATGCGATCACGCTGATCGCCCACGACTACGACGGGTTGAACACCCGGGTGTGGCTGGATAGGGCGGAGGACGACGAGCTGCCCCCAGGGATGGTACGCGGTGTGCCGTGGCCGCAACTCACACTCTCCTGGGCGCACGGTGTGGAACTGCAACAGGCGTGGAAGGCCAGGGTAGAAGAGAAGCGGCGGCGACTGCAGAAGCGGTAGCTGGAGCCAGGGTGGAACCCACGGGTCGGCAAACAGGCTAGGTAGGGTGGGCGTGGGCGGCTAGGGCTGAGGCCGCCAACTACAGGCGCGAGGAGGCGAGTATGGCGAGCGACAGATTCAGAGAGGTACTGGCAGCGGCAGCCGAGGACCGGGTGCGGGTGCTGCGGATCATCGAGTACACCGGCCCTCGGAGCTGGGTGGAGGGGACGATCGCTCGGTCGATCACGGAGAGGCACAGCGATGGTGGTGTGCCCTGGAGCATTCGGGGGGCGACGCTGGGGACGTTCCCGGAGATTCTCGAGCGTGGCGTGGTGCCGATGCTGGAAGAGCGGCTGGAGGAGGATCCCGATCCGCGCCCACTGGCGACTGAGGAGGAGATCATGCAGGAGGCGCCGGACAATGACCCGGCCTAGCGAGCTGCCCATCCTCAAGTACTTCACCTTCGCCCACCTCCGCCCGGGGACGGCGCAGAACGTCAGCGCCCTCATCAGCGAGACGGTGAAGGATCTGGTGGAGATCGCTGCCGCGCATGAAGAGTCGGGCAATCCCCTCGACATGGCGGAGCTGGTGGCGGGGATGCGTAAGCTGCTCGAGGCGAAGGACTGCTTTGTACGCGCCGTGCTGGCGAGGAAGGACTGACCGTGATCTACATCGCCGGCCCGCTCACCGACCCCAACCCCGAACAGCAGCGGGCCAACGTCAACACGGCGCTGCTCGCCTACCTGGAGCTCACCAGCCGAGGGATCGGGGCGATCTGCCCGCACCTCGCCGCGCTCGACATGCGGGCCTTCGAGGTGGAATACGACGCTTGGATCCAGCAGGGGCTCAAACAGCTCGGTGTGTGCTCGGGGATCTGGCTCCTCCCCCGCTGGCATACCTCGACTGGCGCCCTCACTGAGCTGCTCAGGGCACGGCAGCGCAAGATCCCGGTGTGCTACACGCTTGCGGACGTGCTCCTCCACTTCGCCCCGGCGGAGACGGCGCGGTCGTCCTACTTCCACGACGAGGTGGAGTACTCCAACCGTCTCCCGATCTAGCGCCATGAGCACCGACGCCTACGCCTACGAGTTCTACCCGACGCCTCGCGCGTATGTGAAGTGGCTATACGAGCGCCTCGTGGGGGGCTGGTGGCCGTGCAACGCGGTCGGGCTCGCGCCGTGTGTCGGGGGCGGGCGCATCCCGGAGATCTTCTCCGACGTACGCTGGATCACCAACGATCTCGATCCGGTGTGGCCGGCGGACTATCACGGGGATGCCGGCGAGCCGGAAATGTGGCAGGTGTGGCTGGATGCCAACGGCGGGCAGCCGTACGATCTCCTGGTCGAGAACCCGGCCTACTCGGTGGCGTTCCCGATCTTGTGGAACGCGGTACACAGCCGTGCGGCGCGAATCATCGCCTTGCACGTCCGCCTGAGCTTCTTCGAGGCGACCAAGAGCGAGCCGTCCAAGGTGGACTTCCTGGCGAATCACCTGCCAAGTGACATCCTGCACCTTCCGCGCTACCCCTATGCCAAGAGCCGGAAGAGTGGGAAGTACTCGCAGGACACCGTGCCGAGCTGCTGGGCGATCTGGCATCTCGCTGGCGCCTACAACGCGCCGGCGGTGCGCTTCCACTACCCGCCGGCCTGGGTCTACACCGAGGCCAAGGCGGAGCATCGGGCGCGGGTGGCGGCGGAGGAGGCGGCGCATGTCTAATCAGCTCCCCCGCTACCAGAAGCCCACCTCCTGTCTCGGCTGCCCGCTCCACGCGATGGGGCATGGCTACGTCCCTGGGTCGGGCCCGCTCACCAATCTCCTCTTCCTGGGGGAAGCTCCAGGGTACGAAGAGGCGATCATGGGCCGCCCCTTCGTCGGGGCGGCCGGGGGGATGCACACGCGCATCCTCAGCCGCAATGGGGTGAGCCGCGACGCTTACCGGCATGAGAATGTGCTGCGCTGCGTCCCGCCGGGGTTCGAGATCAAGCAGGGCTGGGCCCAGGCGGCGGCGGATCACTGCCGACAGCATCGGGAGAGCAGCGAGCGCGAGGCCCGGGTGGTCGTCGCCCTGGGGAGCACCGCCATCCGTGAGGCGCTGGGACTCTGGAACTTCTCGGTGGACGACGTGAAGGTGAACAACTTCCACGGCACGGTGCATGACCGTCCCGACGGAAGCAAGGTGGTGTGTACCTTCCACCCGAGCTATCTGCAGCGGGGCGCGATCAACCTCTTCGGGGTGGTGAGCTTCGACCTGCAGGTGGCGCTGGAAGTACTACGCGGGGAGTACAAGCCTGATCCGATCGAGACGGTGATCGACCCGCCGGTGGAGTGGTTTGAAGGCTACGTCGAGGCGTTCGAGGCGGAGCAGCGGGACAACCCTCAGATCATCCTCGCCACCGACATCGAGACGCCCGACAAGGAGAAGGGGAAGGCCGAGGACGAGCTGGACGAGAACGACAAGAGCTTCCAGATCGACCGGGTGAACTTCGCCTTCCACCGCGACCAGGGGATCACCGTCCCGCACACAGCGGAGTACCTGCCGCTGATCCGGCGTCTCATCACCGCTGCCAAGCGGCACGCGATGTGGAACGGCGATTACGACGTGCGCCGGCTGTTGGCGTTCGGCCACCGGATCCCTGGCGTGGTCCTCGATGCCATGTGGCTCGCGCACCACCTCAACTCCAACATCCCGCTAGGCATGGGCTTCTGGGCGCCGTTCTACTCGCGTCACGGCGCGTGGAAACACAAGTTCTCGACCGAGCCGGGCTACTACGCCGCGTGCGACGGGCCGCAGACGCTCAGGATCCTGCTGGGGGTGATGCAGGATCTCAAGGAGGCCGGGCAGTGGGACACGGCGTACCGCCACACCGTGACCTACATGCAGGATGTCCTGAAGCCGGCCCAGCACCTGGGGATCCATGTGGATCGCCCGAAGCTGGAGACGTTTGAAGCGGAGCTGACCCTCGAGGTACGGCACCGGCTGCGGACGTTGCAAGAGATCGTCCCGGAAGCCCTCCGACAGCTCACCCCCAAGGAAGGGCTGACCAAGCCCCCGGTTGGTGATCATGGGAAGGCGCGACTGATGAACACCAGGACGGGCGCCCCCCTCGCCGACGCCGACGACAAGGATCCGCTGAAGATCGAGCTCTACAAGCAGGCGCGTGTGGTCGATCGTACGGTGCCTCGCACGTTGTGGTGCTGCAGAAGCTGCGGCGCTGAGGGTGTACAGGAGCGCCATCGGTGTACGGACAAGAGCCTGTCACCGTCGCTGGAGAAGCGGGAAGTCTTCGTGAAGCGGTGGTACTGGCAGGAGCCCTTCAACCCGGATTCGCCGCCCCAGGTGCTCGCCTACATGAAGCACAAGCGCCACAAGCCCGGGCGGAACAAGAAGACGAAGAAGGACAGCACGGATCGGGATACCCTCACCAGGCTGCGCGCGAGCACCAAGGATCCGTTCTACGCGATCCTCCTCGATCTGCGGGCGCTGGGGAAGGTCAGAGGCACCTACGCGATCGGCATTCGCAAGCGCCTGGACGGGGAGAGTCGCTTCCACCCGACCTTCACGCTGCGCCCGAGCACACTTAGGAACTCGGCCGTGGCACCGAACATCCAGAACGTGGTGGGCGACAAGGACGAGAACAACCTGGCGGCAGGGTTCAGGGCGGTGATCACGGCGACGGATGAGATCCCGGAGTGGGCGAAGGGGATGACGCCGGAGGAGCTCGGGGAGTATGTCTGACAACTGCCGCTATGTGGGACCGTGGACGATCCGGTGGTTGGGGTGGCGATCCCCGAGCCATCAGGTTGCCTGCTATTGACATCCCACCCGTCCACGAACAGTGAGGAGGTTCCCATGAAGATCGATCGCAGCAACGAAGACCAGCACTTCCGCATCCAGGTGTCGGTGCAGTCGCTCACGCCCGAGGCCAATAGCTTCATGACGGCCCAGCAGGAGCGTGCCGCGTTCATCGCCACCCAGGCGGCCAGGGACGCGGCGGACAAGCTGGGACGGGATCTGGTGGAGCACGCCGAGCAGCGAAAGGCGAAGCAGGAGCGCGAGGCGTGACGCTCGGCGATCTCACTATCGCCTTGGTCGAGGCATCCATGCGCGTCTCGGGAGGTGCTCCCGTCATGGTCGCCGGCCACGGCGCCGTCCATATGGTGACGCATGCCTACATCGAAAACGGATCGCAGGTACTTCTCCTCTACGTCGAAGCAGACGCCGGCAGCACTCGAGGCGTTCCGGGAGATCCGCAGGAGCTGGCACCACAAGCGGATCGCGCAGGGACGCTGCCCGAAGTGCGGGGCGCCGAACCCAGAGCAGGAAACGAACCCGTGGCGCTGCCCGACGTGCCGGGAGCGCCGCCGCCAGGAACGACGCGCACACGATAGGTAGTACGTACGTACTCGTACTGAGGAGCAGGAAGATGCCGCACCGTATCAAGCCGTGTCCGTTGTCGCAGACGGTGTTGCAGGAGCAGCGGGAGATTTTGGAGTACGCGACACGGCAGAGTCTGTTCATCTGCACGCCGTCGCTCTCCGCCACCGACGCGCAGGTACTCTTGGAGCTGGTCGAGTGGGCGATGGCGATGGAGGCGCTCATGCGGACGCCGGGGATCCACCTGGTGTGTGACGAGTCGGAGGCGTGGCAGGCGATCATCAATTCGACGCCCCGGCTGCGGGCGCACTTGAAGGGCATCACGGAGTAGCCGATGCCCGCCCCCATCGACACCCTGATCGCCGCCCGCCGGGCCCAGCCGGCCATTCCCTTGTGGGATCGCTTCTGGGCCAAGGTCGACATGCGTGCCGGCCTCACCGGGTGCTGGCCCTGGCGTGGTACGCTCTCGCGGAACCACAAGCGGAAGAAGGGGCACCGGGGGGTGATCCAGCTCGGCGGGCGTGGCTCCCGTCTGCTCAAGGCACATCGCCTCGCGCTCTGCTTCGCCGGCGAGGGAGTCGCCGAGTACGACTGCGATCTGGTGGCAGCACACCGCTGCGGCAATCGCCTCTGCTGCAACAACTACTCCCACCTCTATTGGGCGACACCGGAGGAGAACGTGGAGGACCGGCTGTGGGAGGAAAGCCGGGATCTGTGTGTCATCCACATTTCTGGGCTGGACCTGCTGTGGTGGGAGATCGACACACGACAGCGGGAGTTTCGGGAACTGGTGGAGAGGATCTGATGGGCAGGATCGTCAGCATCGTCTACGAGAACAGCGTGGGCCATTACCGCGCCGAGGTGCGGGAGATAGCGAGAGCGCAGTTCGAGGTGCTCTTCCTGACGGTGCGGGGTAAGCAAAACTGGATGGCGGTGCGTCGTGAATGCTTCACGAGCGTCTCCGCCGCACAGCAGGCGGCTCGCGCCTGGTGTAAAGGATAGCGCCGATGCCGATGGGTCAAGTTCATCCGCTATGAGGACAACGCCGAAAGGTACCGGGCGGAGATCACCTACATGCCCGGTGCGTTCCACGAGTGGCATGTGTGGCTGTCCTTGCGCGTCGGCCAGGGGGAGCCATTTCAGGAACAGTCGTTGCGGATCTGTCACACCTTGCGGGAAGCGCAGGCTGCCGCCCGCATTTGGTGCCAAGGGTAGCCCTATGGTCACCGAATTCTCCGGCGCCTTCCGCTTCCTGAGCAACTTCTACCCGTCGGTGATCCGCGAGGGTGACCTGATGTGGCCGACGGTCGAACACGCCTATCAGGCTGCGAAAACCACAGACGCCCGCATGCGTGAGCAGATCCACGCCGCTGCCTCGCCGGGAATGGCGAAGCGGTTAGGTAGGCGTGTCGTGCTCCGTGAGGATTGGGAGGCGGTGAAGATCCCGATCATGCACCGCCTGCTCCGCGAGAAGTTCAAGATTCCCCGTCTCCAGACGTTGCTGCTGGCGACCGGCGATCAGTATTTGCAGGAAGGCAACTGGTGGGGCGATACCTTCTGGGGGGTAGACCTGCGCACACACCAGGGGCAGAACCACCTGGGGTCACTGCTGGTAGTGGTACGTGGAGAGATCCGGCAGCAACTCATGCTGCCGATCGCGTAGGAGTGCTCACGCCCATGTCCTCCGCCCCCGCCGTCTGGACCCGTTCCCACCTGATCGAGATCGACTTCTCCGGCATTGAAGCCGTGCTGGTAGGGTTCTTCGCCCGCGATCCGATCGTCTACCGCATGGCCAAGCTGGGACTCCACGCCTACGTGGCGTCGCACCTGGTGCAGCAGCCGGTGTCGCTCCAGCAGTCAGACGAGGACATCGCCGAGGCGTTCGCCGCGATCAAGGCGGCGCACAAGGGTCCATACAACAAGGCCAAGCGCAACGTCCACGGCACGGGCTACGGCATGACCCCACGCGGCATGGTGTTGATGTTCCCGGAGCTCTACCGCTCGGAGGCCGAGGCCAAGCACGTGCAGGATGTCTACTTCAGCGTGGCGCCGGGCGTGAAGCCGTGGCAGGGCCGGGTGCAGCAACGCGCCCACGATCAGGGGTATCTCGGCGGCCCGCCGGCGTTCGGCTACAACATCCTCACCGACGAGAACGCGCACCCCTTCGGCTACAAGCACTACTTCTACGGCGTGCTCGCCCATCAGCCGCTCACCGATACCCAGGTGATCAAGGCGGAGCGGGAGCACCGGCCGATCTTCGAGATGAACGGGCGGTGGTACGAAACCGTCCTCGGCCCCGAGGCCAAGAGCTGCATCGCGTTCTACCCGCAGAGCACGGCCGCAGGGATCCTGAAGGAAGTGCTCCTCGCCCTCTTCGCCAACCCGGATCACCCCAACTACATCGGCCGCGCGTGGTACGGCCGCACCCCGCTCCGCGCGCCCATCCACGATTCGATCCTGCTGGAAGCGCCGCCGCGCCAGATCGATCGCGTGCTCGAGGCGACCTACGGCGAGATGCTCCGCCCGATCGAGGAAATGCCGATCCCGCCCGAGTGGGGCTACGGCACGCACGTGACGATTGGCGTCGAGGGCAAGATGGGCCGGAGCTGGGATCAGATGGAGAAGATCCCGACGCCGCCTGGCGGATGGAAGCCGGCGAGTGCGGTGGTGGGAGATCGTACCTACTTCCCGGCGACCGAGGCCGAGGAAGAGGATGTGATGGATCTGATGGTGGAGCAACGGGCGAAGGTGCTTGCGTGATCGACCCCGCCGTGTATGTCAGCCTGTTGCAGGGGATCTTGTCGCGCAACGACTTGCTGCGACGCCGCGATGGGCCTGTGCCTCCGCCGCTGCCGGCGTTGCCCAAGCACTGCAAGTACTGCGGCTTGTTGGCAGACCCGAAGGACCGGCGGTGTGAGGGGTGTGGGGCGCCGGCCTAAGCCTGTCCAGCGCGGCCTGGGGCATACGCGCGACCCCACGCTCTGCTGGACGGCTTAGTCTTCGACGGCGCTCACGTCGATGTAGACCTTCCGACCGGGCGTGAACAGGTCGAACACCAACGGGTTGTTGATATCGACCGTCATCTTGCCGTTGGGCGTCGCCTTCGAGAACGCGCGGTCTTCCTTCGACAGCTTCTCGTCGTAGTGGGTACCAAGCGTCACGGAGCGTCCGCCGTAGGCGTGGTGCGTCACCGACTCGATGACGAACTTGCAGCGTGCGATCATCCTCCTCACCTCCTCTCTACTGCGGTGGCAGTTCTGTTGAGGTCGATTCTACCTCATCGGGTTCCTCGACCTCCGGCACCTCAGGTTCCTCCGGCTCCTCCGGCTCTTCCGGCGCCAGATCCCTGAGCCCCTCGTCCGCCAGGAGCTGCTGCAGCCGCTCCACACGCACCTGCCGCCGGCGCGTCTCACTCCCCGCCTGCGCGGCCTTGATACGCTCCGCGCCCAGATCCTGCGCCGTGTAGCCGATCGCGGCCTTCTTCAGCTTCGGCAGGATCTTCCCCATCACATCCCGCTTGAGGGCTGCCGAATCGAGGCGCTTGTAGCTCTCGTTCTCGAGCACCTGCGGCAGGTACTGCTGGATCAGGCGCGCGTAGTGGTACCCCACCAGCTTGTCGACGTAGATGTCTCCCGTCTTGCGGATGTACACCGACTGCCCCGGCATACCGATCTTGGTGATCTCCCCGCTGATGGTGTCCCACGAGCTCATGGTGACGCCGAGGAGACTCCGCATCGCCGGGTACTGCGTCGCCAGCGGCTGTCCGGTGAGCTGGTTGTAGGTCTCGGGGATCATCGCCGCCCCGATGAAGGGCAGGTTGCCGAACATCTGCCCCAGGGGTGCGGCACTGAAGTCCTCGCCCTGGTCGGCGATGCGGGCGTACGCTTCCTCCTCGTCGTAGAGCGCACTCAACCCCTTGAACTGTGCAAAGGGCATGGTGAAGCGGGCCAGCATCTGCCCGACGGTGTTCGTCGCCAGGTTGCTCAGGCGTTCGGACCCAGGCAGCCCCTCGGTGGTGATGTCGGCCAGCGCCTCGACCACCGAAAGGGTCGTGCCGGCGATCTGGCTGGTGGAGAAGAGGACGGTGGAGAGCTCCTTGCCGAGGCTCTTGGCGGTGTACTTCCCCTCGTAGAACTGGTACACGCTGCTGGGAAACTCCACCAGATCCTGCAGCGGGGCGGCCACCATCATCAGCAGCCCCTTGGCGATGTCATCGGCGGAGTACTGCCCGTCGTAGTGCCCACCCTTGAAGAAGGCGTCGCCGATGTTGTCCCAGGAGTACTTCCCGAGATCCAGATCCTCGCTGACCGCCCCCCAATTGGTGTTGTCGTAGAAGTCCTGCAGCACATCGGCGACGAAGAGGTACTGCACGAACGGCGCGAAGGGACGGAGATCCAGCGCGTGGTTCTCGCTCACCTTCACCTTGTACCAGGGCACGCCCTGATCCTTCTGGTCGGCGCGGATCATCATGGCGAGCGGCAACATCACAGCCGCGCCGGTCATGTTGCGCGCGAACAGCGTGGCGAAGTCTTCGGGGGCATCCGCCGCCGCTGCCTGCGCGACCGTTTCAGCGAGGGTCGTTTTCTGCGCCTGGAGCTTCTTGAGGTTGGTGTCTGCGGCGAGGTAGGCGTCGCCCGCCTCCATGCTCTTCGCCTCGAGGCTGTTGAGGACGGTGCGGTTCGCGCGGATCTTGTCCTGCACGCCCGGCAGCTCCGCCTGCTCGACACTCAGCTTCTTGTACTGCGCGTCCAGGCGCCGGCGTGCGGTGATCTCATCCTTCACCGCCTGCCACTTCAGCAGCGCCGTGCCCATCTCACTGTTGGCCGCCGCCACCTTCTGATCGATCTCCGGGATCAGCACGTCGCGGAATCGCTTGCCCGTGGTGCCGAGATGGTAGCGCCCCCGCTTCGACACCTTGGCGTAGAGCGGTTCCACCAGCAACCCGATCCCCGAGTGATCCCACAGGTAGCGTGGCGCGGCACTGAGGTTGAACTTGGCGAAGGGATAGCCTTCACGGACCAGCGGGAACTTGTTGAGTACGTCGATGATGGCGGTGTTCCGGGCCCCCAGCGGCCGGTTGAGCATGTCCTTGCCGTACCCCTTGTGGATGAGATCCCCCGCGAAGGTGAAGTTCAGCGCCTCGCCGACGGCGCGATCGAACACTTGGGTGTAGGCATCCTCGCCGAGTCGGGCGCGCAGGGCGTCGGGCGGCAGGCTGAGCGCGGTGTGCGGATCGAGTCCGCGCAGCCGGAGCTGCTCGTTCAGGGCCACGTGCAGCATCGCCGAGCGGATGGTGTACTCCTGCGCCCGGTTGAACATGGTCAGCGTCTGCTGCACCTTCTCGCTGGCGGCCCAATTCAGGATGGAGCTGGCGCTCTGTCCCTGCCGGCGCAGCTCGCCGAACCCGGTGCCGCCGAGGAACGTCGCGGCCTTGTCGGGCACCGCACGTAGCGCGGCGAGCACCGCCTGCCGGTCCTTCCCCATGCCGAGGAACTGCCCGCTGGTGGTGAAGATCGTCTCCCACTCGCTCGAGCGGGCCTTCCACGGCATCACCCAGCCGTCAGGGCGGAGGATCGGGGCGTAGCGCAGGAGGTCGCCCGCCCGGGCGTACGCCGCCTTGGCCTTACCGAAATCGCCGGTGGTGGTGTAGGCCAGCCCCTTGAGTACGGCGTCGCTCGCCTCGCTCCCCCAGCGCCCGGTGGCACTGTAGACGTTGCGGAGCGCCGTCGACCACTGGCTGAGCATGAAGCCCCGGCTCGCCCGGCCGAGCTGATCGAAGGCGCTGATCTGCCCGGGGGTGAGCGTCTGTAGCAGGATCACCCGATCCCAGGAGTTCCCGGCGCCCTGCGTGAGCGCGTCGAGCGTCTCGGCCTTGTAGAGCTCGCTCAGCTTGCCGACCGTGCGCCCCTTGCCGCGCACCACCAGATCCTCGACCTTCCCACTGGCGCCGGTGATCCCCTCGATACGACGGATGCCCTCGGCGTGCTCGCGCTTCCAGGCGCTGAGCGCCGCCAGGATCCGCGCGCTCTCCGTCACGGTCTCGGTGAAGTGCGCGGCCACCTGCTCCGGGGACAGGTCCGCCCCCAGCGCGTTGATCGCCTTGAAGCGGGCCGGCTGCAACAGCATCTGTTCGGCCACCTGCCGGAAGAGGCGCGTTCCGGCCTCCTTGGTGGGGTCGTCCAGCACCCCCGACGCCTTGACATCGCTGAGGACATCGTTGACCACCTCGAGGGTGAGGGCGTCACGCGCGGCCACATCCGGGAGTGCCTCAGTCGCCGCCGGCGGTCGCAGGATGCCGCCCGGGCCCGCCGTCACACCCTTCCCCTTGAGCGCCGGTGGCAGGTCCGGGGTGGCGACGATGCGCCCCACGCCCTCGACCCAGACCGTGCGCCCGTCGTAGAGCGCCCAGAGCTGGCCGGCCGGCGATTGCGCGCCAGTGGCTTCGAGGGCGGCGATCTGCTTGCCGATGGCGAGCGACTCTTGGTGGGGCAGGTTCTCGGCGGCCGCCTTGGTGAGGTTGCCGTACGCCACCTGCCCGATCTGCAGCTCCAGCCAGGCTTTCCGGGGGTTGCCCGCCGCCAGGGCCGCCTGCGCCTTGTGGAAGAACGGCTCGGTGGAGAGCTCGCGCTCGTGCGCGGAGAGGTACTTCCCCAGCGCCACGTCATCGCCCATCGCCCCGGTGAAGCGGGGGATCTTGCGGATGGTCGCCAGGACGCTCTTCTTGGTGGTGGGGATGTTGCTCCCCGGGCGCTGGGTGAGCTCGCCGATGTCGAGGCTGCCCTCCGTCCACGCGGACTTCCCCTGGGGCTGCCACACCCGCACGTCGCGGATCTCCCCCTCCTTGGCGCCGATGATGAGCATGGGAAGGTCGGCCACGCCGCCCTGGAGGTCGGCCTTGCTGGGCTGGGCGCTCCCGGTCGGCTGGCTGTGCCAGCTCCCCAGCACCACGAGCCCCTCAGCCGCCGCCCGCTTCTGGGTCGCGGCGATGGTGCGCGGGTCGATCTCGAACGTCGTGGCAGGGTCGGCGGCGGTGTTGCGGCTGCGGATGACGCGCCGGATCTGCCCGTCAGGGGTACCCACCAGGAGCCCGGCTTCTTCCGCCTCGCCGGCCTGGGCGATGACCTTGCGGACCTGCGCGAGCGTGTCCTCGCTCATGCGGAAGTCGCGCCGGGCGCCGGGGGAATCGGCCAGCGCCTTGAGCGAGCGGGCACGGGACGCGGCACGCTGGGCCGGGGTGCCGACCGCGCCGGATTCGTCGGAGAGGAGGGAAGGGAAGCCATCGCGTCCGGTGGGCACTTCCCGCACCGCTGCCGTCGCACGCCGCGCCGCCTCGTCCAGGGTCGCATGCTGGCTCTTGGCGACGAGCTCCCCATCCGGGCCCACCACCGACATCCGCCAGGGCTTGGGCGCGTCGGGGTTGGCCTCGCGCGTCACCGTGGCTGCCAGCTCGCCATCGACGGTGACTTCCCAGGCGCCTGTGCTCGCCTGACGCACGCGGAGCTTCCCCTCCGGGATGTCGAAAGGCGGGATGTCGGGCGGCGCGTCGGGATGCCCCGGCGGCAGGTCGCTCACCGGCGGGGTGTAGGGCTCCTCAGCAGGCACCTCAGCACGTGCGCCCGCGCCCTCCACAACATCTGGGGTTCCACGTGGAACCTCACCACTAGCGGCCGCCTCCAGATCGAACAGGCGCGGACCCGGCTCCGGCGGGAGCATCGGCAGGCTCTCAGGCGTGAGGATGCCCTGCTCGGGACGGGCGATCCCGCGCTGCTCGAGCGCATCCGCCACCCACCCCCGGTGCTGCGCGGCGTCCGGCCCCTGCTGCAGGAGCTCGGCGTGGAGCATCTTCAGGTCGTCGTGGCTCAGCTCGGCGAGGAACTGACGCACCCCTTCCGGCGCTTCGCCCGCCCGGGGCGTGTACGCCGGCGTCCCATCATCGGCCGCCACCTCCGCCTGCATACGCTGCTTGGTCGCCAGCACCTCGGGGGCGAACTGCGCGAGGAGATCGTCCGCCTCGTCCAGTCCCAGCGCGACCGAGGGCGGGAGCGTCGGGAGGTACACGTCGTTCAGCTTCGCGTTGACGAGCCCGGCGCCCCGCAGGTGCTTGGGCAACAGGTTCCCGCTGGTGAGCTTCTTGCCGTCCCACGCCTGCTTGAGGAGCGCGGCGTACTTGATCGCCGCCGCCACGCGCGGGGAGGGCGTCACCTGCTCCCCGTTGAGGAACTTCTCGATCTGCTCCTTGAGCGCCGGCGCCCCCGGCTTCTCCGGGTCGCCTCCTGCGATGAGGGCGATGGTCCGGGCCACCTTGCTGCCGCCGACCCGGGCGGCTGCCTGGTTCTTGGAGAAGGCCGACCCTCCGTCGTAGCGCTCCTGCGCGCGATCCGCCGCGACCCCCTTGCTGTGCTTCCCCGGCTCCTGGTAGCCGAACTCCTTGAGATCGGCCAGCACCACCCGCAGCCACATCGCGGTTTCCCGATCGATCGTGCCTGCACGCACCGGGTAGAGGGCATCCACCCCCGTCTGCTCGCCAGGAATGGCGCGCGGCGCCGGCGCCTCCGGCGGGCGCGGGTCGAAGTTGTAGTTGAGCGCCGGCTCCGGGGGCAGCCCGCCCAGCAGCGGCTGCTCGGCCCCCGCAAGACGCGCCCGATCCACCCCCGCCAGCCCGCGCGCCACCTCGGCCGTGGTGCCCTGCTGGGCGATCCGGGAGAAGCGCTGGCCCTCGATGCGGGCGGCTACCTGCTCTGGGCCTTCCGCCTGCCGCCAGTCGACAGGTGGCGGCGGAGGCTCAGGCGGGAGCGGGGCGGCTTCACGCAGTCGGCCGGTGACGACCGGACGTGGACCCTGCGGCTGGTCGGCGACGAGCGGCGGCGGCCCCTGCAGGTCGGTACGGGCGCCCACGAGCACCTCGCCCTCGGGGAGCACCTCGATCGGCGGGCCTCCCGGCCCTTCGGCGTACCGAGGCTCCACCGGCAGGATGTCCTTGCCGCCCGCGCCCAGGATGTTCTCCGGGGGCGCCGGGGGCAGCAGCTTCATCCCACCCGCCGCCTGGGACATTCGGGCGTTGGTATCAATCCCCGCCAGGGTACGGATCACCTCGTCCAGTCCCTCAGCGTTCAGCCCGTCAGCCTTCACCCGATCGAGGAGCTGCTTGGCGAGATCCAGCCGTGCCCCATCGCTCATGGCCTCGGCCTTCTCGGCGAAGCCCTGAAGGAACGCTGCCGCCTTGGTCTGGAGCCCGGCCTGATGCTGCCCGTCGAGGATGCTGAGGAGGCGCTGGAACGCCGCCTGCCCGCCCTCGGGGTCGAGCTTCTTGGCCTTCTGGATCGCCTCGATCACCGGGGCACTGGCCGCCTGCCACGCCTCTGACGGCAGCGGGGTGCCACCCCGGGAGAGATCCAAGGTGTCCATCACGTCGTGCGCGGCCTTGAGGACCGGCTTGGCCCGCACGACCTTCGCCTTGTCGTAGAGGGCGCCACCGCCGGTGAAGGCCGCGCCGAACCCGGCACCGGCCAGGGAGGCGGCGGCCGATTCCTCGAGGGTGGGGAGGCGGTTCTGTTCGAAGCCGAGCTCCAGTGCGTTGCCGCCGGCGCTGGTCACCGCTCCTTCAAAGGCGTTGCTCAGCATCCGCGCGGGGAGCTGGGTGTTGCGGGTGGCGTTGACGACAGCAGCCGCGCCACGCCGCACCGCCCCGCCCCTGACGGCGTTGGCGCCGACCAACCGCGCCATGCCCGCCGCCCCGGCCTTGGCACCCCGTGCGACCGGCACCGTGTTGAGGGCGCCCTGCGCGATGACGTTCCAGGGGGAGATCTCTTCGGAGATGCCGGCTTCCCGCTCGTAGAGCTGAGCGGCCGCCTCACCCGCCGACCCGCCGGCGAAGAGCCCAGCGGGGACGGCCAAGGGATTGAGTGTCGCGGCGGCGATCGCCGTGCCAGCCAGCCCGCCCGCCATGCTGCCGCCCACGCGCAGGCCGCTGGTGATGAGGGTATCGCCGGAGAAGAGGGCCGGCGTGCGGTTGTTCAGTGTGGCCGCCCGCTCTTCCGGCGTCCCGACCGGCGTCGGCGTGGGGGGCTTGGGCAGCCACTCGTTCGGACCCTTCCCCCGGACGAAATCGCGGCTGGTGCGCGGCCCTCCTTCATGCGAGGGGAGGAGCTCCATACCGCGCGTGGCAGGGTCGATCGCATCGCGCAGATGCGGGTACACCTCCAGCACGCTCTCGGCGAGGGCGGTCGGATCTTCGTCGTCGTACCGGCCAGGGTAGGCCAGGCGTACCGCCTCCACCAGATCGGCGTAGGTCGCCTTGGGCTGCGGTGCCGGCTGGTTGATCCCGAGCGCCTTGAGCTGATCCGGCGGAGGCGGGGCAGGAGGTGGAGCGCCCTTCGGCATGGCGCGATTCTACCGCCGGCGACGGCGGAGGAGTTCATCGATCTGTCCAGCACCTTCAGGAGATCCGAGCGCCCCGGTTGGCGCGGCCGGCGCGTCAGGAGGCGGCGCTCCAAGCCCTTGTGAGGCGAGGAGCAGCTCCTGGTAGGTGACGAACTGCCCAGCAGTCTTCCGCTTGGTGATCGCATCCTTCGTTGACACGGGGATGTCGGGCATCGCACCCGTCACCAAGTCCTTCTTCGTCTTGGCGGTGTTCGTGATCTCCGCCTTCACGTCTGCCAGGAAGGCCGCCGCCGCCCGGGCCCGCTCGCTCTTCTTTGGGTCGGGCGTGCGCGTGCTCGTCGGGCGCTGCCGTGCCCCCGGGATCGGCACCACCGTGCCCGGAGGGGCGCCACGGGGAACGACACCGATCCCGCCGCCGGCGAGCGGCACCTGTCCGCCTTCGAGCTGCGGCGGGAGGTTCGCGGGGATATTCAACGGGTCGACACGCAGCGTTTCCATGGTGTCGGGATCGTAGGTCACCCGCTCCATCAGATTCGTTTGCTTGTTGAGACGCTGGAAGTGCTGCGGCGCCCGGCTCCGCTGGTTGACCGGCTCGACCGTGATCGGCCGCACCTGTCGACCGTCGATGTTCACCGTGCCATCCGCGTCCATCACACCGACGCCGTGATCCTCCATCCCCAGCTCGTTGATGAAGGTCACGTTGTACGCCGTCGGTCGGAGCTGCGCCTGGGGCGCCCCGTTCATGGCCATGACCAAGTTGCGCTTGTCGGGGGTGTCGGCCTTGTCGAGGGCTTGCATCGCCACCTGGAACCGCGCCATCAGCTCCGCCACCTTGGTCCGCTGCGCCACCTCGCTCGCGCTGGGGAACAGCCGGGCGTAGCGCTGCTGCGGGGCTTCAGGCGGTGGAGGTGGCAGGGCAGCCGCTCCCATTGGACCCGACGCAGGCCCAACAGCCGCCCCGCCACCATCTTGCGTGAACCCCGATGGCGCACCACCGGGAAGCAATCCCAGCCCGTCGCTGCCGGGACCGCCCGGCGGCGCCGAGGGCACCAGGCCCAGCCCCTGCCGGCTCACCAGCGGCATCTCGAGCATCGGCGGCTGTCCAGCCTTCGCCCCCTGCGCCTTCGGTTCCACCGGACTCGCCCCCGGCAGTGCCGCGCCTCCGGGCACCCCCGGCGTCGGCGGCTGTGCTCCGCGCGCCTGCAGCGTCGCCCGGATCTGGGGCAGGTAGCTACTCCGATCCACCTCGCCGAGGAACCCGCGCAGTCCCTTGGCGCCGGTCACCTTCTTGTTGCCAGAGAGGATCTCGAGCAGGCCTGCCCCCGCCATCGAGGCGATCTCAGGATCATCCCCCTGGGCGAGCTGCATCAGCAGCCCGACTTCCCGATCCTGTTCAGCGTTGGCGTCCTTGGTCGCCTGCTCGCGCTCTTCCCGCCGCCGCTGATCCAGCCCGTTGAGCAGCCCTACGAAGTAGCTCATGGCCCTACTTGCCTCCGCTGCTGCCGCCCCGGTTCTTCAGCGCCTCGTACATCAGGTTGGCGAAGAACTGCCCGATCGCTGCCTGGTTCTGGGCCTGAATCCCCATCCGCCACAGCTCACCCTGGTAGATGGTGGACAGGGGCGAGTTGGCGCCGCTGAGTGCCGAGATCCCCGTGCCGGTGGCGCCCTGTCCCATTCCTACGATCCCGGCCCCGGCGCTCTGCCGGGCCTGCCCGATCTGCGAGAGCTGCCCCACCGCCTGCGGGCGCACGGCCATGGCCAGTCCCGAGATCCGCCCGGCTTTCTCCCGTGCCAGGTCCGCCGTCGCCATCTCGCGCACCGCGCCGGTCGCGCCGCCCCGATCCAGCCCGCTCTGCGCGCCGCGATACGCGGAGGTGATGGCGCCGATCTCCGGGCCGAGCGCGGCGGTCATGGCCCCCCGACTCCCGCCGACCAGCGTGCGGAGGTAGCCGCTCGCCGCGTTCAGGTCGGTGTCCCCCGCGTTGAAGGACCGCATCCCGGCGCTGGTGAGCGCACTTCCCGTGGCGAGTTGCTGCTGGCCGGCGTTCTGGAGGATCTTGGAGGAGTCGAAGAGCTGGTTGCGGGTAGCGCCACCCTCAGCGGTGAGGTTGGGCGCCTTGCCCATCTTCTTGCTCACCATGGCGCCAATGGCGCCGACGGCAACGGCTTTGATGACCGGAGCCGCGACGACTGCTGCAGCACCCATGGCGCCTCCCGCTCTCCCTCAGTACGCCCTGTTACGACTCCGCCTGTGGGGCGGGGATCGTCAGGAGATACAAGTCCCCGGGTGCGCGGGCGAATCCGAGCCGGGCGGCCTGCTCCGCACTCGGCCCGTCCGGGGGGAGCATCGCGCAGGCGGTACTCACCCCATTGGCGTGTAGCGTAGCAAACACCCGCAGCAAAAGCGACCGCAACGTACCCGGCCCCTCCTCCTTGAGCTCCGGCGACAGCCAGAGCCCGTCGAGGTGGACGGCATGCCAGACCGGCCAGTAGCCGACCAGATCGCCGGCGTCATCCGACACCGCCAGCACGACGCCATCCATCCCTCGGGCCGCGTAGCGGGAGAGCTCCCCTGGGGCGTCAGGCCAGCGCTCGAGAAATTCCGTAAAGGTCAGCTCGTCAATCGTCATGATGGTGCGCTCCTAGGTACCAAACGTCTTGGGGGACACGAAGTAGCCGCGAATGGCCGAGAACGGACCCCCGTACGGCGTCGCCCCGGCGGGCGTGAACGTGCCGACCGTGAATCCGTCGACCTGCGCGGCCTGCCAGCCAGCCCCCACAGCCGGCAACGCAGCCGCGCCGAACGTGATCGCAAACGCCGCCCCTCCAGCGACGGTGCGCCCGATGAGCCCGGTGTTCGCCCCGCTGTTCGGCCAGGGGCACGGACCAAACGCCACCCCACTCGGCAGGGCGGCGAAGAGCTGCCCCCCGCTGTCTGGTGAGGGATAGGTCATCGCGGCCATCCACCAGGCGAAGCAGAGCTGGGTGATGCCCTGCGGGACATCATCGAACAGCCCGCCCTCGTAGTGGAAGGTGGTCGAGAAGCCCATCATCCGGCTCATCGCCGCGAAGGCGTACCAGTACTGCGGGTCGTCCTCATGCACCCCGAACTGCGCCGGGCCGGCATTCACCGGCTCATCGCTCACCGCCGGGCGCGTCCCGTTCAGGATCGTCGGGTTGCCGTAGTGGACGATCACCCACTGCGCGCGGGTCGGCGTCTGATCCCGGCGCACGTGCATGGTGAGGTAGCTGCCCGGCGCTGGGTTTCCCTGGGCGTCTGGAAGGATGAACCCTGTGTAGTTGTCGGTGTCACCCGTCGCAGAGCTGCACGCCAGGACACGATTCGGATCGATCGCCAGGTAGGCTTCTGCCAACAGGCGGACGTGCGCGCCAGACGTGAAGCCGATCGCGTTCCATTCGTTGCAGATCTCGACAAAGCACCCACGGTACGGCAGGAGTGCCCGGGCCACCGCTTCCGTGTGCGCCTTGAGCTTGTTGAGGTCGTAGCCCCAGATCTCGATGAAGCCGCCGAAGATCACGATCTCCGGCATCATGCCCTTGCTATTGCAGTACACCACCAGATCGGCCAGCGTCTTGTGGAAGTCCGGGTACTGATCGGGGTAGAGTCCGAATCCCTTATCCTCCCAGAAGCTGCCACACAGGGAGCAGATGATGCGCGGGACGGTGACCTTGCCAGCCGCCATCCAATCGAGCATTTGGTACGCCTTGTACCGCCGTGCCGGATCGAGCATGTCGCGCAGCGTGAGGAAGGAGGTCATCCCGCGCCACTCGAACCGCACGCCATTGTTGGAGAAGCCCCACCCCAGGACGCCGGCGGAGTACCCGCTGGTAGGCGGTGGGTTCCCCCCTGTCACGGTCACCAGCACCTGGTAGATCTTCACTCCGCCCGGCCCTTGCAACCGCAACTCGTAGGTGGTGCTCTGGGTCGGCGCCACAGTCACCGTTCCTGCTGCGATCGGCGTCACCGCGCCCACGCCAGGGGAGATCGTCGCACTGGTCGTGTTCGTGGCCGTCCAGGAGAGCGTGACCACCTGCCCCGCCGCGACCGTCGTTGGAATGGCAACCAGGCTGCCAGTCGGCGTCGGCGTCGGAGGCGGACTGGAAGCGACCGTCACCGTCACAGAGAGGGTGGAGATGCCTCCCGGCCCGCGCAGGAGCAGGGTGAAGGTCGTGGACACCGTGACGTTGAGGACGGCGCTGCCAGACAGGGGGAGCTGTCCGTACGTCGAGTGCTCAACGCTGGTGGCGTTCTGCGAGGTCCAGCCGAAGGTGACGTTCCCACCCCCGACGCCGAGGGAGTTGGGCGTCGCGGTAAAGGTGCCGGTAGGGAGGGGGAATCCGTTGCTCCCGTTGGTCCCCGCGTCGGTTGTGGGCCGTGTCGGAGGGTTCTGCGCGAGGATCGTCGCGTTGATGAACTTCCGCATGTACCCCAGCGGCACCGCATCGGTGTCCACGCGCGGGTCGGCCAGGTGCTTGATCCGCTGCCCATAGGCATCCACCGGCGAGCCCGTCTTGAGCACGGTGCCGTCGAGATCCGTCACCTTGCTCTCGATCGCCACCAGACGGTCGATCAGCCCCCGTAGCCCCGTCCGCATGTTGGCGTCGCCGAGGCGGCTGAGGAAGGCGCGCAGCCCGTCGCTCATTCGAGCGCTCCGTTGTTCGGCGTCGACGCCACGCCGCTCGCGTTGCCGAGCGCCCGCCCGTGGTCGAGGTCATCGTTGCCGAACGGCGCCGAGATATCCTGCCGTTCCTCCCCCGACAGTGGGATCACAGTGATGCCGCACCCCTCGCGGTAGAGGTTGAAGGGTGTGGCACTGGTGAAGGTGTACTTCCACAGGATCGCCATGCGCGCCTGCACCGACACGACACGCTTGACACGTTCGTTTGCCGCCGGCAGGAGGTACTCATGCTGGAACGCGCGGAACCCATCGCGGGTATACCCCTCGATCGTCAGCGTCACGGCCGCCGCCGCCCGGTAGTCCACAATCAGACGGAAGATCGAATGGTAGTCCCGCTGACCGTGATCGAGGAGTTGCGTTTCCCATCGCGCCAGGGCCAGCGGCTCTTCATCGAAGATCCACTGGACCGAGAACAGGCGGGAGAGTGCCGAATCCGTGGGGAGCATCCGCAGCACCCGCGCCCGGAACTGCGGGAAGCTCAGGTGGAGCACCTGCCGGCCGTTCGCCGTCACACTCAGGGTCGTGGCCGTCACCCCGTCTGCCTGCACGTCGACCGTTTTGGTGAGCCCGCCGGTGTCGCACTCGAGCAGTACCCCCTTCACCATCTTCTCGGTGAGTGTCCCGGCGAGCTCGAAGTTGCGGTTCCAGTTGCTCTGTTCCCCAGGCACCGGCGCCGCCAGCCACTTGTGCGCGTACACCTGCACGCCCGCCGCACCGGCCGCGATGACACAGCGGTAGATGTGCCCGTACCCCGGCCCGAAGGTGTGGTGGAGGTACGTCTTGGCCGTCGTGCTCGTGACCTTCGAGGGTTCCGTGGAGGTGGTGCGGAAGTCGTAGGTGGAGACGAGCTGGTTGTCGACGTAGATTGCCGCCACCCCTTCCCCACGCACCACCAGATCCAGGCCGGTGTAGTAGGTATCGCCCAGAATCTCCTCACCGCTGTCCCACACCCCCTGCGAGGGAGGCTCGTCGGTGGCCTGCCACTTGAGGGCGTAGAGCAACCACGGGTTGGCATCGAGGGGGACGATGCGTACCTGATCCGCGATCACCCCCGACCAGCTCAGGTAGATGTTGCGCCGTCCCTGACTGGCGTCGATGAGGTACGGCCCGAGCACCCCGACGGCTCCGCCGCCCCGGGAGTACTCGATCTGGACGTTCCGCGTGTTGGCGCCCAGCGTGTTGTCGGTGCGAGCCAGCACGTTCTCCCGAGTGTCGCAGGTGATCACCACGCCGGTGAGATACGCCCCGTTCTTCCCGAGCGGCTCCCACACACCCATGCGGCGCTCTGTCTCTTCCACCAGCGGGGTCGCCGTGAACTGGAGCTGTCGAAGCTCCGGGGCGGCACCTGCCGTGTCCCCTGGAAGGACCACATGGATACGGGCAGAGCGGAAGCGGTGCTCCACCCCCGGGTCTGGCGTCACCAGCACCCGCTGCTGCTGCTGATCGGCGCCTGTGATCGTCTGGGTGGGGAGGATCGTGCGATCGTCCAGCGTCACCGCCACGGACAACCCCGCAGCCCCGAGCCCATCGGTCTCCACCATGAGATCGCCGAGCTGCTTTTCCTCGCGGGGGCGATCGAAGCTCAACTCGGGAGAGATGTACTGCGCCGTGATCGGCACGCCATCATCATCCCGGCCGTCGAAGCTGTAGATGGTGGCGGGCCCGGCATCCCCCGATCCGAGGTACGGGGGGAGCTCCGGGTTCTCCGCATCGAAGTAGAACGCGCCAGGCGTGGCCGGCATCACGTCGCGGGACCAGACCAGCCGCCCGCCGTTTCGCGCGCACACAAGCTGGTGGAGGTTGCCGTCGAGGCCGAGGTACTGGAAGTAGAGCGTGCCCTTGCCCCAGAAGAGGCGCAGGTTGGTCTCACTCGCCAGGTTGATCGCCACCGCCCCGATCGTCGTCTGCCCGAACCACAACGGGCGGATGTCCGCCGACAGCTCCTGCGCCGGGCCGCCCCCATCCGTCCCGTAGATCCCGTCATCGCTGATGAAAGCGATGCCTTCCGGGCCCACCGCAAACGCCCACCGGCCGGCCAAGCCCTTCTGACACGGCGTGTCCTGCACCGCCATCGCCCCGCCGGTGACGGCGTTCGCCGAGATCAGGAACAGCCGCCGCCGGGAGAAGACGAAGCCCTGCCCCGAATGCACGAAGCCGTTGAGTAGCTCCTCGCTGGGGCTGCACACTTCCACCACCAGATCGGGAGGCCAGCTCCCCGGCCGCCCGGTCTTGCTGCGATAGAGATGCCCCGGGCGGTAGCGATCCCCACAGCCGTAGATCGCCCCATCGTGCGGTCCCCACACAGCAGGCAGCACCGCCGCCTTGACCGTGTTGCCCTGGGTGTCCACGGTGGGGACCGGCTGATAGTTGTCGATCTCGAGTGTGGGCGCGGCCGCGATCTCCAGATCTTCCAACGTGTCCACGAACTCCGCCCCGTTCGCAGTGTTCTGCCCGACGTAGTACCAGTCGTCGGTGATCGTCCCGCCCCGCCGGTAGAAGCGCTGGCGCACCCGCGTACTTCCAGCCCCGGTGTACGCCGTCGGGAGGATCGCCGTGCGCTGCCGCATCGGGAAGAGTCGGGATGTCTCGCCCTGGATGGGGCTGGGGTTGCCCTCATCCCCGGTGTCGAGGTGGTAGTGGGTGTAGCGGTAGTCGTAGGACGCGGCGCCCGGCTCGCTCGAATCCAGCCCGTACCCACCCGTGAGGTACCAATCGTCACACGCCAGGCTCACCACCTCATTCGTCGTCGTCTTGATGACGATCACGATCCCGGTGATGGTGCCCCAGCCGCGCCCCGTTGTCGTACCGATACGCTCGAAATCGCTGCGCCGGAGGGGCTTGCCGAGGGCGCCGAACTCCGTCCACACGTTGCGCCCGGGCGCCATCTCATCCGGTACCCGCGAACTGGTGTGCGTGCCGCGTCCCGTGCTGTCGTTGGGGAAGCGCCGGCGCACGCCATCCTTGGCATCGTCGGAATCGTCCTCGTCAGGCAGGCGCAAGTACTCATCGATCACCTGGGTACGCTGCGTCTGTTCCGCCGCAGCGGTGCCGCTTTGCTTGTTCTCCAGGAACCCGGTGATGTCGCTCGGGCGGAAGGCATGGACGAACGCATCGGTGTTGAGCGATCCGTGCTGCCCTGGAACGACGCTGGGAGAGAAGCCAGACGAGCACACCAGATAGACGCGCACCTCTTCCACGATGCCCGGCCGGCTCAGCCGGATCCACATATGGATGATGTCGTCCTGCCCCGCCGCACGGAACCCACCTTGCAACGTGGTGAGATCCATCGTCACCGGCAGGCCCATGATCGAGGTGTAGCCCTTGAGCGCATTGCCGATGTTGGTGGTGAACTCGACAGCGTTGCCCTGGATCCCTGTGATGTCGGCGGCGACGGGCGCCCCGGCGCCTTGGGCCTTGGGGACGGAATCGTCCACGCCGGCCGTCATCGTCCAGGCGGTTGCCTGTGACACGGCCCCGTGGAAGTCGCAGATCTTGGTCGTGAGGATGTCGACAATCCGCGTGCTGCACACGACATCCGGTGCCGGCAGCCCCAGGAGCATCGCCTCGCCACTCGGAGGTACCTGCCCGAGCACCGAGGTATCTCCGACGATCATCCACGGGTCGCCGGAGATCGCCGGGCGGTACGGCAGCATGACCAGGGGGTTGCCGCTGAGGACGGTGTTCACCGCCTGCATGGTGGCAGGCGTCGCTCCACGCCAGAGGACCGTGCCCGAGCCCACGAACGCGACATAGGTACCGCTCGAGGGCAGGTAGAGACGGGCGAGGGAGTGTACAGGGCCGCTGGAGGGGAGGGTGAACTGCAGCACCCAGCCAGGACGCAGGCGCAGGCGCCCATCACGGTCCACGCGCACATTCTCGAGGAGCTGCGCGGCTTCCGGCGGCAGGAGCTCAGGGGCGGCGTTGACCACCAGACCGCGCGCTCCCGGACGGAGGACCACCAGCGCGGCTGCCTGCGGCGAGTATCCTGGGGTCTCCATCAGCTCCTCCCGGCGGAGGATCAAGCCGTCCGCTGCAGCGCCAGGGCTACCCCGAACTCGAAGATCGCGTTGGCCTGATCCCGCCGTTGGGGATTGTACGCCTGTCCGGGCTTGGCGAACATCCGCGCGAGTGCCCCAGCGACGACGAACGGCTCCCAGAGATCGCCGACGGTGAGGGGGTCGCCGTCGCCGCTGAGCGGCTCAGGGACCGGGATCACGTGCAGGTGGACCTGCCCGGATGCGTCAGGTGGGGGAACCAGCGTCAAGGTCGCCGTGCCCGCATCCCCGTAGATCGCCGCACGCGGGCGCCCAGAGAGGTTGGGCCATCCCGGGTAGAGGAGATCCGCCTCATGCCGGCTGACCAGTGGACAGGGTGTCCCCCGCCCGGCCTGGGTCACCGACACCGTGAGCACCTCGATCACTTCAGGATCCAGGGTGGTCGCTCCGGCCCCCGCTGTGTAGTCCTGAAGCTGCCACCCGACGATCACCTGGGTACGCTGGATGAAGTCCTCTTCCGCTGCGGCGAGGTAGGCGACCACCTCTTCCCGCGTCCAGAGCCCCAGCGCCCAGGTACGCCCGCCGTCGACCACCGGCTCCTGGACGTACCGCTGAATCACGGAGAGGAGGGCGTCGTCCTTCACGATGCGCCCTCAGCCGGGTTGGGCGAGCTGGCGGAGAGATCCCGTCCGGTCGGCCGCGCCGTCTTCCCCACCAGGGCTTCGAGGAGCGCCTGGAACGGGCTGGAGGCTTCGGAGGTGCCGCGTACACGCGCCAGCATCTGCAAGGCCGCCGCGAAGTGCGGCTGGAACTTGTCCTGCTCAGCCGGCATTGCCTTGCCGGTCACCCACCACGCGGCGAGATCCGCCAAGGTATCGACCCAGAAGTCGGCGACATCGATCGTGACGAGCTGCGCGCCGGGCGCCGGCGCGGGAGGCAGGACCAGTCCTTGACAGGTGATCGCGGTCGTCGCGGCCGGCGTCGGCCAGAGCGCCACGGCGGTGAGCCCGATCGGAGCCCAGTACTTGGGAGTAGCGGGGCGCCCGCCTGCCCCTGCCACCTCGAGCCGCCAGTTGGGCTGGGTCGCGTCGAGCTCGTGGATGGTGGTGGGAGAGAGGGGCACGCCGCCCCACCGTACCCCCGTGACCTGTACCAGGCCAGGAACAGGGACGTACGGATCGCCCACAATCGCGGTGGCCGTGACTTCCCCACGCCACACCCCCGTCGCCGCCTGCCAGATCTTCAGCACCATGCGGAGCGCATCGTAGCGATCCTGCACCGTGTAGTACGGATGCTGATCCAGCCGTTCGACCAGCCGCTTGTCGAGCTCGGCGAGCGTGACGCTGGTGTAGGCCATGACCTACTTGGCGGGGGGCGGAGCCCCCGCTCCGGGTCCGCCGCCCGGCGACGCTCCACCACCCGTCGAAGGCGCAATCGTTGGCGCCCCCGTGATCTTCTGCAGCACCTGTTCGTGCGCGTTGATGACGTTGATCATCTGCGGCAAGAGGGTCTGCATCTGCCGGTAGGCGGTGTACTCCTGGTACGCCCAGGCGCCGGCGGCGCCGCAGGCGAGGAAGGTCACCAGCGCGACGAGGATCAGGACGGACAGACGGAGCGGGGTCAGGGTGCGCATGGGCGGATTCTACCCTAGAAGGACACCGTGATGTCGCACCGGATCTGCGTCGTGTTGGTCGCCGCCGTCCAGTTGGTACCGGCGGAGGGGTCGTTGTAGATCGACACGTAGGCGTTGCCTGCCGTGGCCTGCCAGAAGCCCTGGAAGTTCACGCTGTTGTCGAGGCCGACACACGTCCCCACGGTCGTACGGGCCGCCGTGCGGCTGTTGGGGATGGCCACCCGCAGCTCGGTATTGGGGGTACCTCCAACCGTGGTCGTTGACAAGATCAGGCTGATCGTCTGTGTCAGGCCGATTTCCGTGTAGTTGAACGCGGAGACATCGCCGCTGTCGACCGTCCACGTCATCGCCCCGTTGGCGGTGTAGCTCCCGGCTGAGTAGGAGGGGGAAGCCCACTCGCCCATGAGGGTGGTGCGGCCGCGTTCCTCAACCCCATCGTCAAATCGCGCCACGCCGTCGTCGGCGAAGAAGGAGTACTTCTTCCCTGTGACTGACGGCGTGATCGCACCCTGGGTGTAGTAGTACCCAGCGGTGTTGGTGACTGTGCCAGTGCCGGAGCCCCACGACGCTACCTGGAAGCTCGTCGCCATCGCCGCGATGATCGAGTGCGTGCCTGAGGTGCCTGCCTGCAACTGCGGGCTCGCCAACACGGCCGATCCGTACCACTCATCTCCCGTCGCCGGCCCACCCTGCGCGGATACGTGCAAGGCGGCACCAAGGATCGACGTGCCTGTCGTATAGCGCCCCGTCGTGCCGGCGATGTACGCGGACATGTTCTGCACCGTACCGAAGTGCAGAAAGAAGTTGCTGGGATCGACGTTGTACCATCCGGACGGCTGTGAAGTTACAGAGCCATCTGCCTGTGTGATCGTGCCAGAGAGCAGGATCTCGTACTTCTTCCACGCCGGGTCGCTGCCGTTGCTGTAGAGCACGCTGGGGTTGGCGCCCACAGCCAGCCGCACCCACTGCGGCGTGCTGCTCCCGATGATCAGATCCCCTCGCACCACGCTCGCGGCCAGGGTATCGCTGTGACTCCCTGAGAGCAGCGCATGGCTCGCCACCGAGGCCACGCACCCGAAGGTGTTGGTCGCCGTCGTGTAGGTGAGCCCGGCCGTGCAGTTGTTCACCGCCACCGCCGCCCACGTGGTGCCGTTGCTGAGCAGCACGGAATCGTCGCTCGCCGCGTTCAGCCCCGTCCCACCGTTCGCCAAGGGGAGCACCCCCGTCACGTCGGTGGTGAGGGTGATCTGGTTGGCGGTGCCGGTGACGATCCCCTGGGCGTTGATCGTCACCTTGGGGTACGTCCCAGCCGTCGCCGCGCTCGTGGGGAGATCCGCGTACACCAGGCTGCGGAAGGTCGGCGCGGCCGCCGCCCCCGTGCTCGGGCCCGCCCACACCAGGTTGGCGCTCTGGTTCGCCAGCGTCGCCGCCAGCGTCCCACTTCCCGTCACCGGCGATCCCGTCACCGAGAAGATCGCCGGCATGGTCAGTCCGACACTCGTGACCGTGCCCGACCCCGGCGTCACCGTGCTGCAGATCCAGTTGGCGCCGTCGTACTGCGGGTACTGCCCAGCCGTGCAGGCGTTGCTCGCCCACTTGGCGAAGGTGATCGTCGCCGCCGTGATCTCCGCGTTGTCGACCGCCGCCCCGAAGAGGCTCACATTGGCGGACAGGCGGGCATCAGCGAGGGTGCCCGTCGTCAGGTCCGTCGCCGATCGCGTCGTCAGATCCGCCAGACTGCTCCCCGTCTTGTCCAACTTGGTCCAGGCGATCGCCGCGCCGCCCGCGATCTCCGTGTTGGTGATGCCGCTCAGGCGGGCGAGCGGGACCGTCCCGGAGGTGAGCTGCGTGGCGTTGAGGGCCGTGAGGGCGCTCGCGTCGGTGCCCCAGGCGACATCGGTGCCATCGCTCCGCAACATCGTTCCCGCGCTGCCCAGGGTAAGCATCGACCACGTAGGGGTTCCGCCCTGCCCGGTGATGAGAGCACCACGCACCACGGTGGCAGAGGTGGTGTCGGTGTGGCTCGACCCCAGCAGGGTGTGCAGCGCCGGCCCGCCACCGCCGCCAGCGACCGCCCCACCGTTCCAGTACAGCGAGCCGCCGATCTGGTACAACCGCGCGCTGGTATCGGCTGGCGAGGCGTCGGGCAGGCGCAGGTCGTTGAAGGTCTGTCTCCCCGTCCACACGTTGGTGCGGATGAGGAGCTGCAGTACCTGCGAGCTGAGCGTCTGCGCGGACGGGTACGCGAGCGCCCCGACGGCGAGGAGGACGAGAAGGGAGAGCCAGCGACGCATATCAGTCTCCGTGCGTGGGGTCGACGTGGAGCTCGAGGCCGATGCGATCGGCGCCGGCGGTGGTGAGCGTCCCACGATTCACCAGCACGACGTGGATCTTGCTCGCGCCCCCCGCATCCTCGACCGGCACGTCACACGCCTTGTCGTAGAGGTACGGCCCGGTCGCCGCGATCTGCTTGCCGTCGGCGGCCACGAAGGCGCACCGGCCGAGGTACTTGTTGGTGCTGGGGAGGGCGGTGTTGTTGGCCGAGGTGGCGTAGAAGTACACCTCCCAATCCTTGTTCTCGATGGTGCGGAGGACCACCCGCGCCACGCGCCCCTTGGCGGTGATGCCGAGCTCCGTGGCGGAGAGCCCGAGGTACTCCCCCGCGTTCTGCGCGATGGCGCTGATGAACTGCGTGGCAGGGTTGGTGGCGATCCGGTGGAGGCGACCCAACTGGCTCATGACGATCTCCGGGCGCTCAGACGCGCAACATAGCCTCTTCTGAGGCGACTTCGAGGACGCCGTACCCGTACAGGATCTGGCCGTCCGACAAGGTAACGCTGTTCTTCAGGGTATAGACGACGCCTGCCGTCCCCCCACCGAGAAGCACGCTGGTCTGATCCCCTGCCCCATTGATGGCGGCAGTCCCGAGGGTGAGCGCTCCGTCACTCCCAGGAACGAGACTCCACGCCGACCCGACGATGGTGACCCCTGGGAAGCGGGCGAGCGCCGGCCGCCAGTCGCCGCCGTACTTCCGCGACTCCCCGGGCTGCTTCGGCGTGACGTTCTGGTTGACCAACATGGCTTACCACTCCCACGTCGTGATGTCGGCGGCGAACACCCAGGTGGTGCCGTCTGGCCCGCCGAAAGTGTACACCGTCGGCCCGTCCTGGAATTGCCACATGAGCGCCCCGTCGAAGGGGGCGGGGGGCACCGAGAGTACGTAGGCCGCCAGGTACGGGGATACCGGCGCCGTCCAACGTGCGGCAGGCGGTCGGGGGGCGTAGGTCTGCCCCGGAGGCATCGTCGTGGCTGGCGAGGGAAGGTACTGCAGCCACGCCTGTGCGGTCGCCATCGGGCGGTCTGGCAGCCGTCCTGGGCGTGTGGCCCCACGCCCCCCGACGGGCATGTCTGCCACCGTCGTGAGGAGCAGCAGGGTGTCAACACGCGACGGCGGCACCCCCAGCACGACAGGGCGCACCAACGCCAGGAGTGCGGCGCCGGGCGGCGGCGGTTCGCCGAAGATGGGGAGAATCGTCCCAACCCGTGTCGCATCCGGCACGAACAACCGCTGGGGGATGAGTACCGCCTGCCGACCTGCCGGGAGCTCAACCGCAGGCGCGTTGGTTCCCCACCAGAAGTCCAGCGCCACAGGCCCGTTGATGGGGAGGCGCTGGGGGAGCGGCGTAGTCTGCACGCCCGCCGGGAAGGTAGGCGTGGCAAGGAGGACGGGGCTGGCTCCCCCGACATCGACGCGCCGCTGATACCCAGCGCGGATGGGAGGCTGGCTGGCCAGGGCCACCGGCATCTCCGGGGACGCCAGCAGGGCGTTGCCGGCCAGGAGGAACGCCCCAGCCGCCACAGGGCTGTTCGGGAGCCGAGGCTGCCCCCCAGGACGCACGGGCGCGTCCTCGAGGAACGGCGAGAGGATCGGCAGGCCAGGCGAGGCCAGCCAGTCTACACGGGGAGCGGCGACACGCGCGGGGGGCAGCGCAGATACCCCAGCCGTTGGAAGGGTGGCGTCTGCCAGGATGGCGGCATTGGTGATGGTCGGGGGCAGCCGCCACGGCATCCCCACGGGGAGTGCCCAGACAGCCCCCGCAAACGGATCTGGACCTGCCGGTGGGGCGTCAGCCGCAACGCCGCCCCACGGAAGCCCGCCCGGAGTGAGGCCGCCAGGGAAGGTCATCGTGCTACCGGATGATGGCGCGGCGCGTGCCGACGCTCATGTAGTCCATCTGGATCAGGTTCACGGCGGTCGTGCCGCTGTTGGTGGCGACGTAGCCGTGGCCGGTCTCCCTCCCCGCCGCCGTGGGGATGTTGGCGCTGTTGGTCTGACTGCCGAGGCTGTTGCCGTTGGCGTCGAAGATCGTGCAGGTCACGTTCGCTGCCGTGTTGTCGACCTCGATGCGCGCCCGATACCACGTCGCCGTCGCAATCGTGGCGATGGTCGCGCTGGTCGTGCGGGTGCTGTTGTTCGCCGTCTTGCAGGTCGGGGCCGTGCTCGCGGGAATCTCGATGTACGCCCCATCGGTCGCATCCGCCGAGGTGGCCGTGTCGAGGAAGCCCATGCGGATCGTCGTGTTCGTCGTGGTGTCGACGTTGAACACGAACTCGGTGTACTCGCCGCCCGCGAGGCGGAACGAGTCGACCGCCGTGTTCATGACGCCGCCGCTGTTGGTCGTGGTGCTGCTCAGCGTGCGGAGGATGCCCCGGTGCGTCCCGTCCGCCGCGACCTTCGCCTGCGTGCCCGAGGAGATCACGGCGTAGTTCCACGTCTCCGTCGCCTCCTTCGTGTCGGCGCTGGCCGTGTTGAGCAGGTCGTTGTCCTCGAACGGCAGGTAGACCGTGCGGTTGTTCGAGGGCGTGGCGAGCAGTTGCCAGCGCGAGGCCGTGGAGTTGTACCAGAACGTCGCGGGCTGGCCGGGCTCGAGCACCACGTCGTTCGGCATCGTGAAGCGGTTCGCCGCCGTGCTGCCCGTGTCGTCGTGGCGCAGGATGATCACCGAGTCGGACGCGCCGTCGTTGATGATCGTGTGCTGGCGCCCGTCGATGCCGCCCGTCATGCCGGTGATCGTGCGGATTTGGTCGGCGTCGACCACCGTGACCGCCGCCGTGCTGCTGATGGCGTAGTCGTTCGTGTTGGCCGCGATTTGCGCGGGCTGGTTGTCGCCGCTCAGCGAGAGCGACTCCAAAATCTGCGTCCCTGTGTAATCGACCTTGAAGCGGTCGGTCAGGGTCGTCGAGCCGCTGCCCGCCGTGGCGATCACCGTCTGCGCGGCATGGTCCGATGTGGTGTGGCTCGCCGCCGCGTCGAACCGCAGTTCGGCCGAAGCGGCGGTCGGCGTCGTCGCGGTGGCGGTGTCGGTCGCGCCCTCGCCGCCGAACGCACGCACGCGCCCGAGCACGTCGCCGCTTCGCGCCCGATCGGGGTCGCTCGCAATCGCGTTGCGGAAGCGATACAGGTCGACGCTCGTGCCCGTGCCCGCCGTGTTGGAATAGCTCTTGGCGATGTAGTGCCCCTGGTCGACGTGCAGGTTCATGTCCAGGTCATCGCCGCCGATGTTGAACTGCCCCGGCTGGCTGTCTTCCCAGCGCCAGATCGTGCCGCCCGCACCGCTGTTTCTCACGAAGTCCCAGAGGTAGATCCGGCGCAGCGTGTAGCCGCCGGCGTTCGTCCAGTTTCCCTCGACGCCAAACTCCCCTACGTCGGCGCCATTGTTGGTGCCATCTGTAGGTGCCCACCGGATCACGGGGTTGAAGTAGTTCGTGCTCCCATCGATGCGATTACGGAACAGTTGAATAATCTGGTTACTGGTCGTGCCGCCGCCGGCGTTGTTCGCACCGCTCCAACGGATCTGATGGTCCGTGTTATTCGTGCTGGTTCCGCCCGGATAGAGGGTAAAGCCTGTGGTGCCGCGCGACACGTACTCGGAGGCGTGCTGCACTTCGCTTCCGGCCGCGAGCGTCAGGTCGACACCCGCTGCCAATCCGAGCGCATCGCTGCTGAGCGTCGCGGCCGTCGCGACGGAGGTGCTGCCGACGGCGGTCGGCTGGAACTCGAATTGCGTGCCGCGCCCGGTCGTCGTGAATGCTTCACGGGTCATCACGCGTAGCGTGGCGTTGCCGGTGATGAACGTGGCACCTGACAGCCCGTCATCCTTCGCCGCGCCCCACCACTGCAACGCGCCGAGCCCTTCGCTGCTCGCCTTGCGGGTGATAGCTGAACTGGTGCCGTTGCCGCTGCGGAAGCGGAACGCCGAATTGCTGCTGTAGGTGTCGAAGGCCCAAATGTTAGTGGCGTTGGCGATTGCGTGGACCGCGAAGTCTGGCGCGCACGTCCCAATGCCGAGTCGGTTGTTGGTCGCGTCGACGCAGAACGTGTCGGTGTCGACGGTCAAGCCGCCGAACGTGGGCGACGAGGTGGTTTTCAGCGCCTGCGGGCTGGCCCCGAGCGAGGCGAGCACGGCGTTCCAGCTCGCGGCCGTCACGGGCACGGCGACGATCCAGTAGGTCTTGCCGCCCGTGTTCTTGGTCGACGCCGCCGGTCCTTCGATGGCGCGCGTCACGGTCAGCGTATCGGTCGCCCGCGCCGTGATCTCGATCCACTCGATGTTCGGGTCGACCGTGCCCGTCGAGTCCACCCCGCCCGGGTAGTCGGTCGCGTTGTACCAGACCGCCCGGACGGGGAACGTCGAGCCGAACCGCGCGCCATGTCCCGACGAGAGCACGATGCTGGTGGCGCTCGCGTCGTAGGTGGTCGACACGACGCCGAACGCCGCGTTCGCCGCCGTGGTGATCGGCTGCGCCGATACCGAGGTGGCCAGCGCGAGAATAGCGAGTACAAGGACCAGTTTCCGCATCGGAGGGTTCCTCTTACGGTCTGAACACCGTCGTGGTACACCCACGAGAGTCTGTCAATACGAAGCTGTTAGCTCGTCCGTTCGCCACAACGAAGCGGTACTCTTTCCACGTCACCGTCGCCCCAGCGACACTCCAGGTGAAGCTCCCGGTACGACTCCCCTCGCCGATACCCGGCCAGGCTGTGACGGAAACCGAGAGGGGGTCGGAGACGCACGTACTCGCGGATGCCCCCGTCACCTCCACGGTCGTTCTGACGACCGCCGTCCCACCCGCGCCTGTCGCCGTGAGTGTGTAGGTGGTCGTCGCGTTCGGGCTCACCAGCGTCTTCGACCCTCCCGCGACGGGCGTCAACGCTCCTACCCCTTTGTCGATCGCCGCCGTCGTTGCGTTGGCCGTTGTCCAGGTCAGGCTGAAGGACTGGCCGGCAGATACGGTGGAAGGCGTCGCGGTGAGCGTTCCTGTGGGGGACACGGGCGGCGGCGGGGCCACCACGCTTCCAACACGCCAGCCATGCACTCTCGGCAGGTTGTTGTAGAAGAACGTCGCCCAGATCTCCCCCGTGGTCGGGTTGAAGGTGGCGCTGGTGATACGTGCCGCCGTCACCCCTCCTGGAAGATCGATCTTGGCGACAGGCACGACTTGCCAGTACTGCTTGGTTCCCGCCTTGGCCGCTGCAAAATCGGTCGCGTCATACTCGAGGAGCACAGGCCCGTACGGGTACCCGTGTGGTCCCTTGTTGCTGTTGAGGGGGTCGTAACAGTGCAGCTCACCATTGATGACCACGTTGTGGTTGGCCTGCACGGGGTCGCCGACGCCGTAGCAGTACGGTCCCTTGGGGGCGTTGGCGACGAAGTACACCGACTTGGTGTTGTTCGGCCAGGCCACACCACCGACACTCCAGGCGCTGTTGTAGTACGGATTGTCTGCGTCGTAGGCGCCGAGGGTCTGGTGGGCATCGGGGTAGCCGACCAGCGCCACCGACGGCACCAGACCAGAACCCGCTACCACCAGATCGGGATCGAAGGCATGAGCACTCGGCCCATAGCTGGTACGGGAGAGGATGCTGATGCAGCACAGGCCAGTGAGCGCCGGGCCACCCACAGCCGTCCGCCACTCGGGCGGGACGATCCCCATGTAGCCGCCCGTCATGCCGACGGGCGTGTTCACCGAGTCCGACACCTTGCGAGGCCCGGCGAGTGTGGCGATGGTGGACCCGCCGAAGTGGGAGAGCTGCATCCCTCCTGGGCCGTCTGCCGCGTTGTCGTAGTTGGTGAAGGCCGTGACGATGACCCGGTTGTTCCAGATGAGCGTGCCCCCGAGCTGCAGCCCGTTGGCGAGGACGGCTTTGTTGGTTCCCGGGACGATCTCCTGCACGTTGGGGATCGTGGTGCAGTCCTCGAGAATCGTCGCTACGCCGCCGATCGCCGGGATGCTCACCCGGGCGAGCTGATCGGTGTAGTCGTGGCAGCCGATGTAGAGCGAGGTGCCATCCGCCCCCATGCCGAGCGCGTACCCTCCGTAGTCGAGCGCGACACTCTGCCGATCCACCAACGGCACCGCGAACGAGCCGAGATACACCGGCGCATCGGTGATCCGAGGCAGATTGGGCGTCTGCGCTACCGCCCCTTCCGGCAGGCACAGACAGCTCAACAGGGTCAGCAGCACCAGGGACTTCCGCATGATCTCTCCTCCGTGGGTGTACACACGTCGCACGGGCTGCCGACCGGCGGCAGGTAGGGGAGACGCGCCGCCGGCGGCTGCCGGCCGCTCTAGAGTGTCTCGAGCGTGATGTTGGTCTGCACGGCGCCCGGCGTGCCACCCGTCACGCACGAGATGCCGAGCTCGCCGAGGCTGGCCGTGTTGCCGACCATCGAGAAGCGCTGCTCCGGGCCACGGTACCAGCGCAGGAGCCCGCCGAACGCATTGAGCCCCAGGTTGATCATGTACCCCAGGGTGGCGCTGCGCTGCGGCTTGGTGGTCGACGCCTGGTAGGACACCGGCGGGTTGGCGATGAGCGCCGCCGAGCCGTCCTGCGGTGCCAGTCGGCCTGCGGTGAGCGTGCCGCCGACGGTGGAGTGCCGCCCCATCCACAGGGGCGTGGGGGCGCTGGCGCCGGCGAGGCCGACGATCTCGACCGCCAGCACCTCACTGCGCTGCGTCGAGGTACCGCCCTGCACCGTGTGGTGCGCGGAGTCGGTGAAGTTGGTCGTGTCGGCGACCGCTGCAGGGGTCCACGACGTGAAAGCGGCTGCGAGCTGCATGGTTGATCTCCCGGAAGGGCCGGGGTGCGCCGACCAACGCCCCTGATTCTACACAGAATGTGGCACGACGATACGAGCAGGATCGGGCACGGCGAGCAGCGAGAGCCTCCCGAGCGCGGCAAGCGCGGGGTGATCGGGCTGCCCGGCGTAGCGCACCAGGAGCTCCTGGGCCCGTTCCAGCACCCGCTCGAAGGGCAGACACGCCCCGCCCATGGCCACGCGGATCGCCTCGCACCCGTCGCAGATGTAGCTGGCACACTTCAAGCAGGTGGCACGGGCACGGACCCGTTCGGGGTTGAGCACCACCACGCAGTGGCAGTGCGCGCACGTCACCGTGTCACGCTCGAGCACCGTCCCGCCGGGCGCGGCCAGGATGCCCAGCCGCGCGGCGTCGGCGGCGGAGATCCCAGGGCTGTTGGAATGGTCAATGACCAGGTACCCGGCGCCGGCGGCCATCGAGCGCTTCATGACGTGGCGAGGAGGGGGGAGAGCCGGAGACGGAGGGGATCGTGAGGGTGCTGCGGAGGCAGTCCAGGACGGGCTTCCCACAGAGCGTCAGGGTCGTAGTCGCCGCCGGGGAAGGGGGCGACGAACTCCACCTGGGAGAGGTACTGCCCCCCACACAGCGGGCAGTGATGCCCGTCGAAGGCCGGGCCCAGCCCACCCTGCGCGACAGGCTCCACGAACTGGCGCCGGCACTCAGGGCAGAAGTAGCGGGAGGCCATCAGGACACCGGAGGCGCAGTACCGCGCGCCACGACGCCATCGTAGGCCATCTGCTGCAGCGCCCACTGCTGCCCCCAGGCCCAGAGGCCAGAGAGCGCCACGCTCGCCGTTGGGATGTCGATGACGAGCTGGCGCGCGTCGGGACTGTAGGTCCAGTGGAGACCGATCGCGGCGGCCAGCGCCGTCAAGGCGTTCAACCACCGCAACAGCGTTTTCTTGTCGGCGGTGACGAAGGGCAGGAGCGCCGACTTCTTCGCCCACTCGAGGGCATAGCTGATGAGCCCGGCCGTAGCGACCGAGCTCATCGCGCTTTCGACGGCGGTGCCGGGGTCGACCCACATGGCGCTAGAACTCGAGGCCGGCCTTGTGGTGCGCGATCACGTCGAAGCCGCTCCCGGTGCTGCTAGCGCCGGGCGCGTCCTTCACGCTGGTGAGCGTGGGCAGCGTGCCGATCTCGAGGCCGGGCGTTTCCTTCTGGCCGTCGGGGAGATCGAAGCCGCCGCGCGTGCCCTCGTGCCCGCTCTTGGGGTCGGGCGTGGGGGCGATCGGGTTCTGGAAGATGCTGTCCATGTCGCTGCTCCTGCCTAGTTGTACCACGAACTGCCCATGACGCCGGCGGCAGAGGCGTCCGAGAACTGGTACGCCTGATCTCCGCTGAGGCCGCGCTCGACGTAGCGCCAGTCGATGCTGTCGATGATCTGGGACGGTCCCTGATCGTCGTCAACGATGCTGAGATCCTTCCGTCCGACGGCGTACTGCGTCCCCAGGCGCTCCGCCAGGGTCAGGTTGAAGTACGGGTTCTTCGTCGTCGGCGTGCCAGGGTAGGCGGCACACCGCGCCAGTATCCCATCCTTGAGCACGTAGAGGTGGTCGGCGAGTACCCCTGGGATCTCCGTCTCTTCGTTGAGCGTCGCCACCTGCGGCCCGGCCAGATACCGCACTTCGTAGGTGCCACCGACCGTGTTCCGGGGCCACCAACTGTAGCGGATGCGCGGGCGCACCCCCACAGACGGCGCCACATGCTCCTCGGCGATGAGCGCGCGGGCCTGCCCGGCGATGACGCCGCTGGGATCCCAGAGACGCGCCTGTTCGCGGGTGAGCCAGAAGGGCAGCGGGCGCTGATTCCCCAGGTCCGTCAGGCCGACGAACTGCTGGAAGTCACTCCCCGGCTGGTAGTACGCCGTGAACACCTCGGCACTGCGCGCCCCGCTCGTCCCGTCGTAGTTGGCGGTGAGAGTCGCGTTGGAGGCGTCCGTGACGCTCAAGATGGTCACGACCGGCTCGCCGATGCCTAGCCAGAGCTGCCGGCCGGCGTCGGCCGCGAGGAAGAGCGCCGCGCTCGTGATCGCCGCCTGCCCGCTGGTGAGGGACACCGCCGCGAGGGATCGAGACGCGGACACACGCACCGTGGCCGTCTTGCGCTGCCAGCCCCAACGGCTGCCCGCGCAGAGCTGGGCGTACACGTCCTTTGCCCACGACCGGATGAGCAACGACGGAACGGCAGCCGCTGTGAGCTGCACTTCCGCGATCACCTCACCGAGCGTGGGCATGGACGGACCTCAGCGAACTACCGCCCGATCACTTCGGCGTAGCCGGAGTAGGTCGAGAGGTTGGTTGCGGCGGAGATCTCGGCGCCGGCCATGTCGAAGTACTTGAGCTTCTTGTTGGCCGCGTCGTAGAAGGTGACGAGCACCACCGTGCCGTTGCTCACGATGTTGCCCAGCCAGCAGTGGATCTGGGACATGCCCAGCTCCGTGCCGGGATTGATCGCGTCGCCCCCCGTCGCGTAGCTCGACGGGCCGCTGAACTTGAACGTCTTGCGGAGGCGATCGGCGGACTTGTCGTGGAACGGGATGGCAGAAGCCGTCTTGTCGATGGTCATGATGTCTCCTCACAGGGCGAGGAAGAGCGGGGACAGTGCAACCTGTCCCCGCGCCCCTCTCTGCTCCTCTGGGTGCGTCGCACCACGCACCCGTCGGAGGCAGCCCTTTACGCCATCCACTTGGCGCCGATGGTCAGGTAGACCGGCGCGTAGTTGCCGGTGGCGGTGCCGACAGTGAGCCCGAGCTCCGGCAGGTAGACCGGGAAGCCCGCGCCCGGCACAGCCGGGAAGGCATCCGCCTGACCAGCGGTGGCCGACGGCACCACGATGAGGCCGGCAGCCGAAGGCGCGGCCGTCGGCGCCCCGACGAAGCGCACACCCGGGTGACGCCCGAGGATCTGGATGAAGCAGACGCTCGAGACGCTCGCCACGTTGACGAACACGCCGGCGACGCGACCACGGTTGGTGGCCAGCGTGGTCACCTCGAAGGTGTCCTGGTCGCTCCACCAGGCCACGCCGCCATCTTCCGGCGCGGTGGCGAGGGTGGCGTTGGTCTTGACCAGCATGTACACCTTGCGGCGGTACACACCATCGGCGTCCTTCTGCTTGTAGGAGAAGAAGGTGCCGATCGCGCCTGCGTACCGGAACGAGGCGATGGCGATGTTGGTGTCGGCGGGGTTGCCGCCGTTGGGGAGGTACTGGTTCTGGTAGCGGCCCTGTCCGTTGCTCATGATGCTGTCTCCTGCCTGGGGTCAGGCTCGCGCCACACCCCCTGATGATGGCAAGGGGGAGGTGGGAGAAGTCAGGCTCCCACCCCCTCCGGGCCGGTTAGCCGGTGATGCCGTAGATCGTCCGGTGCAGACGCGGCATGCGGTTGGTGATGGTGCCGGCGAAGAGCGTCTGCCCCACCAGCGTGTTGTTGTCCTGCGCGCCCTTGAAGCCGGTGAAGCCGAAGGCGAACTTGGGCGACTGCGCGATCCACAGCCGGATGTGCGCGTCGTCGCCCTGGGGACCGAAGTTCAGCCACCAGAACGTCTCACCCGCCGCGTTGTAGTTGCCGATGTTGTCGTCGTTCACGCCGTCCTGCCCGGGGCAGTACTGCGACTGCATGATCGTCGCGTTCTGGAACTTCAGGCCGGGGAAGGCGATCTCGGGATCCTTGGTGTCCACGAGCTGGTGCGGCAGGAACGTCTCGCTCATGAACGCCATGCAGCGGTTCGTCGTGATGCCGGTGTCGGGGTACTGGCTGCCCAGCACGCACGAGTTGTAGGTGTGCGTGAGGAGCCGGTAGCTCATCGTCGCGTTCGACGGGTTGGAGATGAAGCCCGTCGGGCTGTTGAGGGCGCTGCCCACACCCGTGCGGGTCTGGCCGCCGTAGCTCGGGAACGTGTTGCCGCTCCACGTCTGGTTGCTGCCGTCGGTCATCGCCTCTTCGAGACCGTTGATCTCGAGCGAGCGATTGTCGCTGCCGACGTTCTGACCGTGCCGGAAGGCCGCGATCTCGAGCATCGCCGACATAGCGAGCGCCGCCTCGCGCAGATCCTGGCGCACCGTCGAGAACACCGCCTGCGGGCCGGCCAGCTCCACCTCGATGTCCTCGAGGTATTCCACCACCGAGATCTGGTAGTAGCGGGCGTTGAAGAGCAGGCCCGTCTTGGTCTGCTTGCGGGTCTGCGGCCCGAAGTTGCCGCCTCGCGCGTAGGCGGCGCCCTTCGGGGCGTCGTACAGGAAGTTCTCCTGGATCTGCGGGCCGTTCCAGCGCCGGTTGAAGCGGGTCTTCAGCTTCGACATCAGCGGGCCGGAGCGGAAGTAGTTGTCCGCCGTCCCCGGCATGATCATCTTCTGGGTGACGGTGTTCAGTTCATCGAGCTGCGGGGAAAACGGCATGGTGTCCTCTCACACGCACCGAGGGGATCGCCCTGGCGCTTCTAAGCCTTGGCGCCGACCAGCCCTTCGTACATCGCCAGCGCAGCGTTCGGATCGAACGGCTTGGCAGTCTCTCCTGTGGGGGTGAGACCGTCGAGCGTCGAACTTTCGCCGAGGACGTACGGCAGGCCGCCGGAAGCCGGCTGCTGTCGAATTTCTGCGAGCACCTTGCCACGGATCTCCGCCTCCAGCGCTTCACGCGCCTTGGCATCGGCCGCCGCCTTGTGCGCCGCCAACTTGTCCTTGAACACCTCAGCGTAGGCGCCATCCAGGCGCAGCTCGCCGAGGCGGGGGTGCTGCAGGAGCGTGTTGATGTCGAGGGTCTCCCCGAACATCCGCATGTGGTCCTGGGCCAGCCGCACGGCCTCCGCCGTGAAGGCCGCGAAGTACACCTCGCGGCGGCCGAGTTCCTGGTTGATCGTCTGCCGCACGTCGTCGGGCGACACGCCGGCGGTCACGGTGGGCGCGGCCGCTGCGGTCCCCGTCGCAGGAGCCAGAGGCGCGGCATCCCCCGCCTGCATGGTCGCCACCCAATCGGTGAGCTCACCATGCCACTTCTTGAGCGCGCGGTGCGAATCCTGCACCTCGTTCATGCGCCGGGAGTAGTCCGCCTGCCGAAGAGCGCCGTTGCCGACTTCAGTGACGAAGGCGGTGGCGTCTGGCGTGGCGAGGAAGGTCTCCATCTGCGCGCGAAGCGCATCCGGGAGGTGCTGCAGGACACCAGCGACAAATTCCTTGCCCTGGGCCTGAACCTGTGGATTGGCCATGGTGCGTGTTGTGCTTTCCCTGATCGATCAGCGCCGAAGGCTCTGCTCACCCCATCCGCGCCCCTGGGGTGACCCCAGGGACTGGCCCCAACACGGGACCGGGGGGCGTCAGGCCGCCTCCTGCTGTCATCAGCTTGGCGAGGGCGCGCTGGAGAAGCTCCTTGCACGCCGCGAAATCGGGCGCGATGTCGGGTGCCATCTGCGCCATGGTGTCGAGCATGTCCCCGATCGAAGAGCCGCTCTGCATCAGGGCGAGGATCTGTTCGGTCGGAAGCTGCCGGGCCGTCGGCGGGCCCATCGGGCCGCCCAGCGCACCGCTGATCGGCGACTGGAGCTGGGGGTGCGGCGGCGGGCCATCGAGGATGGACGAGGGACCACTGCGGCCGGCGTAGTCGGTGAGATTCGCGGGTGCAGCCATGATCCGGTCCTGTACGCACAAAGGGCCGGCAAGGGGATGGTGTAACCCCTGCCGGCCGCATGCGGGGTGGCGCTGGTGCGCGCCCCGCGAAAGCCTTGATTGCGGATCAGCCTGCCTGATTACGTGGAGGGTGTCAAGCGGATCCGCTGGAAGGTACCCACGTCAACCGCCTTGGGGACGCCGTTCTTGAGGTGCAGGACGAGCGTGACCGGCCCTGTGTGGCGCGTCGCATGTAGCCCCTCGAAGAGGGACGAGAGATCCCGTCCTTCCCCGATGTGCAGCAGCGCTTGCTGGAGCTGGGCGTCGGCGGTTGGAAGCGGCATGGCGCTACTTCTTCCGCCGTTCCTTGGGGAGCTCGATGTCCCCCTGCTTGGGCGGGCGCATCGTCCGGGGGTCGCGCAGCGCCTTCGCGTAGTCCACCTTGAGGGGATAGCCGACCACGCTGTTGCTGCCGTACGACCGCTCCACGGCGGTGTTGTTGTCGCGCAGCACCTCTTCGGCCGCCCGCGACAGCTTGGGCGGGGCAGAAGGGGCGGGCGTCTTGGGCATAGGACGCTTGGCCATCAGCTACTTCTCGCTTTCTGTGACGGTGGTCCGGCTCCCGCCGTCCTTCTCCTCGACCTTGGGCGAATCCCCGCCCGTCGCCTTGCGGCCGGCCGGGTTCTGCGTCATGCCGATCCCCAGCATCTGCTGGGCCATCAGCCGTTCGGTGATGGTGAGCGGCGACCGCATCTCGAGCACCGTCCCCGGCTGGGTCGGGTTGGGGACGAAGCGCCCGGACATCAGCCCTTCCTGCAGCTCCTCTGGCGTCGTCGGCGGCTTGAGCGGCGGCAGCGGGATCGGCGGCGGCGCCCCCATGTTGGGCCGTTCCAGCCGTTCCATGAGCGTCCAGATGTCCAGGTACCCCATGCGGGCGAGCTGGAAGTCCATCATCTTCTCTTCCTGGGCGTTGAAGGCCAGGACCGAGTTGGGCGCCACGACGAACGCCATCAGCTTCGCCATTGCCTTCGCGCGCACGTCCCGGGGGATGGTGCTGTCGAAGGCGGGGTCGTAGTCGGGGTTGGGCGCCGGCATCCCCGTCATCGGGTCGGTGACCGTCGCCGACATCGCCGGAAGGAGCGTGCCAGGCTCGAGATCGAAGTCCTCCAGGGTCGCCCCGGCATCCCCCAGCATGTGGATGCGCTTGGCGGAGGTCTGGAATTGCAGGCTGTTGTGCAGGATCTGCTGGCTGGCGTCGCGGAGGAACGCTTCAAACATGCGCCCTTCCAGACGCAGCTCAGGCGTCATCGCCTGGTAGAACTTCTCGATCGTGCCCTCGGCGGGGAGCTGCTTAAGCTGCTGCAGGGCTTCGAGGTTGCCGGTGCCAGCGAGTGACTCAAACCGGGCGGTGAGCTCGGTGAGGGTCGTGCCTGCCAGCGCCAGCACCTGTGGTTGTGGCCCGTCGATCGGCCGGAACGCCTTCTCGACATCGATCACCTGCCCGCGCAGCTTGATGTTCTGTCCCGGCCGGCGTGCGTTGTACACCCGGGCCGCCGTTTCCCCGACGGCGTTGGTGTCGATCACGGTCGAACGGTTGAGCCACTGCTCGAGCCCCAGGAGCACCCCACGCCCGAGACGGTTGATCGCATCGTTCACCGGGATGAGATCGGCGAGTGCCGACTGCCCGAAGAAGAACCAGGGCAGGCGCCAGGGCATGAAGCGCACGAATGGGTAGAGCCCGTGGAGGTACGGCGCCCCGCCGTCGTAGAGCACCGCGCGGTCGGTGCGGATGATGAGACGCTTGTTGGGGTACAGGAGATCGCCCGGCTCTACCGTGTACGCCCACGGCTTGGTCGGGTCGCCCACGACCACCGGGGTGCTCTTGAGGTTGCGGCTGCGATCGGTGAGATAGCAGCGGTAGTAGAGGACATCCCCCGAACGCACCGGGCCGGCGCCACGCGGCATGCCCGAGAGCCCTGAGAGGGTGTCCCCACCGGGAGACTGCATGGGGGGTGCGATGCGCTGGAAGAGCCCCTTGATCGAGGCGAGCAGCCCGTCAGCCGTGGGGACGATGTACCCTGCGTGGTGCGGGTACATGTCCCGCAGCACGTTCACCGAATGCACCTCGCGGAAGATCACCCCCTGCCAGGCTTGGACCCCACCGTAGCGCGAGGGCCGGATCGGCAGGGTGTCCCGGGGATCCTTGGCGATCACCAGGTGATCCTGCTTCTGGTGATCCCACTCGATCATCATGTCGGCCGTGCCACACGCCCAGGCGATCTTCATCACGTCGGCGAAGGCGACATCCGCCATGTTGTTCAGGTACCACGCGATCGTCAGCTTGTTGAGGAGATCGGCGGTGGGCGCGTACTTGGGGTTCAGCGAGCGCCACCCGAAGGTCGGCTTGAGATCGGTGAGCGCTGAGACGTGGGCTTGTGCCGCCCGCCGGCAGAGATTGAGTGAGAACTTCTCGATGTCGCCGAGCGTGCCCGGCGCGATCCCCTGCAACCCTAGCTTGTGGTCGCCGGAGACGTACGCCATCCCCTCGGCCATGCGGTTGTAGTTCGGATCCTGCTGAATGAAGCCGTCGCCCTCGGCGATCGCCTCGTCCAACCACCCCATCAGACGGGAGTTGTAGCGCGGATCCCGCCCGTTGAGCGCGTCATCCGACATCACCGGGAAGTCGTGGAACCCTGCAGGAGAGTACGAAGGCATGCGCCGCTCCGCCTAGATCGGATCCATGGGCAGCGCCGAGGCGAGATCCTCGGACGCGCCTGGGCCCATCGTCTCATCGACCGTGCCCTGGGTCACCTTGAAGCGTGGCCGTCCCTTCGCGTCGGTGAAGGAGGGTGGAGGGGCTTCCTCAACCGTGCCCAGGGTGTTGACGTTCATGTTGCTCTTGTTCTGGGAGTAGCCCCGGATGACGTAGGGCTGCCCGATCCCCTCAGCCGCCAGCGCCTCGCTCTCCTTCTCGAACTGCCGGAGCTCATGGAGCGACTCGAAACGGATCCCGTTGGCCCCGATGGGCACTTCGATCGGGCTGGTGTTGCGGAAGTCGATGCTGGGCGCCTGTCCGAAGCGGGGCGCTGGAGGGTCGATCATCGTCGCAGTGCGGCGCCACTTCATGGGGGCGTTGCAACACTCGGGCGCATCCCCGATCTGGTGGGGGCGCCGCCGCGCCGTGCCGCAGGTCTGGCACTGGAAGATCTGGTAGAGGACCGCGTTGTGGCTCATGCCGTAACGGGCGCGTCAGGCGCTCCCTCCAGGTACTCCACCGTACGCACTGAGGGAATTTCCCCTGCCATGGCCGGGCTGCGGAAGAACTGCGAGAGGATCGTGGCGGCCACCCGGCCGATGTACTGCGCGGGATCCTGCCCTTCGCGGGCGGCGAGACGGGCGATTTCCTCGAGGTGGCCGACGGAGAACTCGATCTTCACGTCGCCGAGACGGACCCGGCCGAGCCGTTCGATGTAGGCGATGATCTGCGCGGCAGAGAGCGGGGGCATGGTGCGGCCCGCTGCCATCCCGATCGCGTCCAGGTCACTGTGACTGAGCACGAGGAAGGGGTGGCCGAGGGGGATCGTCAGGAGCTGGGCGAGGCGCGCTTCCACCAGGGCGGTGATGTCCTGCCCAGGACGGAGCTGCGCCGCCAAGGCGTCCATCAGGTCGTCGGAAAGGCTGATCTTCATAGGGTGCGACTCCTCAGAGCTGCCGCAAGGCGGCGAGCGCGACCTTACAGTAGCACGGGGCGCGGCGAGCGGCGGGGCTGTGGCCGGCGATACGGAGATCCTGCGAGGCATCGTCGGTGGGGATGAGCGGGAAGAGCCACCCCACCCACGTCCCGTCGGGGCCGGCCTGGGCGATCGGCAGGAACGGCCGTGGCCCGGTGTCGAGCTGGGCCAGGCACATCACCCCCATCCGGGGCGCCCAGCCCTCGAACACACGAGATCTGAGTGCGCCTTTAGTAGAAGCCATCGTAGGTCTCTCCCCGGAGATCGTACAGGAGCTCTTCCAGCTCAGGGTCGAGGCGATCCACCCGGCCCCCCTGCACCTGGGCGATCTCCTCTTCGGTGTACGGCATGGTCTGGTAGCTGGCGCCGCTCCCGTCGTAGGCAGAGAGGGAGGCGCGGCGCTGCTCGATCATACGCAGGCGCCGGCGCCGATCGGCCAGGGGCTCCCGCTCTCCGCCGGCCAGCCGCCAGCTCACGTAGTGCCCGATGGCGAGCGACATCAGGCAGTCGTCATGCGCGCCAGCGGCGGCAGCCGCATCCGCCAGCGCTCCGTCGGTCTGGAAGTCGTGCAGCTCCCCCAAGGTGTGCGGGGAGTTGATGAGGAGATCCGGCTCGCCGGTCACCGGGTCGTAGGTGGTGAGCGCTTCGTAGAGGTGGTCGAGCACGATCGGGCGCGTGCGCTGGGTGGTGTACCACCCTTCCCGGGCGCTGAAGCGGTTGGCGTGCGCGGCCGCGCCCACATGCTCCATCACGTAGAAGTGCCGGTACCCGAGGTGGAGGCGCAAGGTGTCCTGGGTGCTGAGCCCGTGGTTGTTGGTCTCGATGGCGACACAGGCTTCCCGGCCCTCATCGTCGCAGTAGAGGTGTCCGAGGGCATCCACGATGAAGGCCGCCTCGCGCGGCTTCACCCGATCCGAGATGAAGTGGGCGACCTGCTCTTCCGTCCGCGCCACCGTCCCCTGCCGGATCACGTCGATGGAGGTGCGATCCTTGCCCAGCCCGTCGCTGATGTCGGCCGCGACGACGTACTTGAACCCCCGGAGCGGGGGCTCGTAGATCGCGCAGAGCCCTAGCCCGTCGGCGTGGGGACCGCCAGGGAGGAGATCCCGCAGGGCGAGCGGCAGGAAGCCGTAGCCCTGGGGAATGATCGCCAGGTCATCGGTGAGACGGGCCAGCTTGCGTGGGAGCGGGGGGAGCCCGCGAGCGGCGGGGGGCATCAGTCCTCCAGATCCCGCTTCTTGCGCGGGCCACGGAGCCCCTTCACCCGGTAGTACTTGGGTGCCCATTCCTGCTTGGCCCACTTCCCACCGCAACAACAGCCAGCACGACGAGACTTCGGGCGGCGGCGCTTGTGGTGCATCAGGTCATCTCCTCAGCGACATCGGCGGTGTGCGCCGGCATTGAGAGCTCGTCCTCGAGATCCTGCGGGGACAGGGCGTGGTCGCGCAAGTCCGCGATGAGGGTGTTGGGGAGGACGCGGTACACCATCCGTGCGGGCTTGGCCCGGTTGCGGAGGTAGTCGATCTCGGCGGGGGTGAAGATGCTGCGCCCGGAGTACTGAAACGCTTCCTCGGGTTCGGCCGGGTACTCCTCCAGGAACTTGTAGAGCGTCCCCTTGTCCTCGGCGGCGCGGCGCTGCAGGAAGTACCAGTAGAGCTGTTCCTTGGAGAGACGGTAGCTCTCTCCCCCCATCCAGCGCGGGCCATGCTCGGCGACGCGGGCGGCGTAGGCGATCACGAAGTCCGGCGGATCCCAATTCGTCGGGCAGGGTGCCCAGTACTTGCTGCGCTCGGCGTACCAGGGGATGAAGATGTTGAAGCTGCGCCCATTGCCGGCCTGGGTAGTCAGCCACTCCTTGTGCCACCAGTTGTGGCGCCCCTTGGCCGTGCTCTCCTTCGCCATGAAGGTGCGGGGCGTCATCGGGATCGCCGGCATGAGCGCGTCATCGATCTGGCCGGCGTTCTCCCAGGTGGAGAGCTCCGAGAGATGCGCGATCGAGTAGGTTTTACTGCGCCCGATCTGCCCCTTGCTGCCGCCGTCGTCCTGCAGCGCCCCCTTCATCGACTTACCCGACTCCACGATCACCGAGGCGTGATTGGTGAAGACGATGTGATGGTCCTTGGTGTGGTACTGCTCGCCCGGCTTCAACCACCACGGGCAGTGCTCCACGGTGAGCTCGAGCATGCCGAACAGACCCGTGGAGCCGGAGTTTTGCGGCACGTCGGACGCGATCAGCCCCTTGGTGTAGGTCTGCGTCATCACCCGGTGCGCCAGGATCGACTGGCACAGAGTGCTCGCGCCGAGCTGCCGCCCTTTGAGGATGTTGCAGAGGAGCCCGTCAGGGTGCCCGGCCTGCCAGCGTTCGTACTCCACCCGCGCGATAGCCGCGAGGATCAGCTCTTGTGAGGTGAAGAGCGGGAAGATCGGGGTGAGACCCTTCGCGGGGTGGATGATGAAGGAGTACCGCTCAGCGAAGTAGCGGTAGTCGATCTTGCTGAGGATGCGCTCGTTGGTGACGAAGCGCTGCTCGTCCTCGGTGAGTCGGCGGGAGGGGGCACCCTTCTTCGCATCCCAGATCGCCGCGAGCTGGCGTGTGCGCCGGTGGCACTCGTCGGCGGGGAGAGGCGCGGGGGCGCCGCCGAACTGCGCCTTGAACGCCGCGCCGATGGGGGAGGCGAGGATCTGGGCGAAGCGGGCGGCGACGACTTCGGGGTGATACACAGGCTATCCCCAGAGGTACTGAAGCGCTTCGTACGTCAGCCACTCCACGTAGTAGGTGAGGGCTTCCTCGCTCTTCTTGGTGGGGGCGAGCCCGATCGCCTGAAAGACGCCGAGTGCTCCGTGGAGCGCTTCATGGGCGACGAGGGCCGCGACGCGCGCCCGGTCGGGGGTGGGCTGGTCGGAAGAGAGCCAGATCCACACGCGCAGATGGCCAGCCGGCGTTCGCGCCACACAGGAGCGCGCGGCCGCGCCAGGGTGCGGGGTGATCGGCTGGTCATCCTGGATCGTGGTGTTCACGTCGTCGCAGAATGCCTGTTCCGGCCCATGGCACACGCAGAGACGCACCTTGTAGATCGGGTCGTCCACCTCATGCAAGCGGAAGCGTGGAGGATCCGCCTGTCCCGCAAGCAGGAGGGGCAGCTCCATCAGATCACCACCGCCAGCGTCGCGCGAATCCCCTTCTTCCCCGCCGCCACCTCTTGCGAGACCTGGCCATGGAACTCCCAGCCCTTGCCGGTGCGTACGGCGAAGCCCAGGACGCGCGAATCCTTGTCGGCAACGACCACGCCCACCAGCGTCTTGCCGGGCGGGATCTCCATCTGCGTGACGAGATCGAGGCCGGAGCGGAGGAGGGCTCCAGCCTCGGTGCGTTGATCGCGGAAGAGGGGATCGTCCGCCATGGCCGTCAGAGCACGCTGAGCGCGATGTCAGCGATCGCGCTGTAGAAGCCCTTCGCCTTGATCGCCACCTGCACCTTCGCGCCGCTCTTGCTCTCGAGCGTCAGCGTGTGGGTCGCGTCCTCCGGCGCCGGCGCATCGCCGGGCAGGTACTGGACGTACTCCACGTACTGATCGAGCCCACGCGCGGCGATCTGCGCGTTGATCGCCGCTTGAATGTCACCGAGATTCGGGATCTTCATCTGCGCCTCCGTCAGAGCACTGTGGAAATGAGCAGGTAGTCGGGGTGCTCGCCCGAGAACCGCACACGCTCGCCGGGGGACACGCCCTTGGTCCAGAGCTGCTCGCCGAGATCCTGCTGGTAACACTCAACACGCATGCCCCGCCGCGCGATCAGCTCGAAGTCGCTCACCGGCCCGAAGGGGATGGTGTACTGGCGGCCGTCGAGCTGCATGCCGAAGCAGCGGACGATCCCTCGGGTGTTGCCGTTGCCGGCGCGGTAGTACATGGGGTCGAGATCCCAATGCCGGTTCGGGAAGTTGCTGTTGCTGTTCTGCAGCGTGCCGTTGGCGAGACCGCCGGGCAGGAAGCGCTTGGCCTTGGGAGAGTAGAGGTACCCCGGCACCTGGGGGAGATCGCCCAGCCCACGGATGCCCTCGTCAGCGTGGAAGACGTAGCTCGCCGCCCCGCTGATGTAGCTCACCGCTGCGTGCGAGCGCAGTACCTTCGCCCGGCGCTCGCTGTTCACCGAGGCGCCCGGGCCAATCGGCTCGTCGTTCACCCACGCCTTCCCGAGCATGGCGATCTCCCACGGCTGGCGCCACGGGCGATCCTGCATCTCGCTCTTGTCGGTGTCGCGGGGGAGATGCGGGGTGCCCACCTGTCCCCAGGTGTCGACCGACTCACCGTAGCCGTTGTCGGGGTAGGCGCCCGTGCTGGTGACGATGCGCGGCGCGATCTGGCGGAAGAGGGCTTCCAGCTCGAGGAGCTCCCCCTCGCTGGCGTACCCCAGGATCGTCGGCTCGTTCATCATCTGCGCCACCAGGATCACATCCGGGTAGTCCTTCATGATGCTGGCGAGACGCTGGACGTGCGCGCGGCGCACGCTCTGCCGGTCGGTGCCGTTGCCCTTGCCGATCAGGCAGGCCGAGGAGAGGCGCAGCCCGCCGGCGCGGTAGGTGTCGAGCAGCCGGCGTACGTCGTTCTCGTAGCCGGGGGCGTTCTGATCGGCGACGTGCCCGGCCCAATAGTCCCGGCTGTCGAGTGAGCCCACCTGGAAGAGCACGCGGGCGGCGTCGTAGCCCACCGCCACGTCGTTCGCCACGTCCCGCTTCACGCGATCGGGGTTCGTGCGGATCTCGCTGCCGTGGTAGAAGCGTGAGAGCGAGGCGTAGAGCTGCGGGCCGCGATCGTCGCCGAGGGCGCGCGGGCCAATCCGGCGGATCGCCCCGTGAAGCCCACCCGCCCAGGCGTTCCCGCCCAGCCCTACGCCCACCGGGAAGAAGCTCTCCCAGGGCTCTGCGGCGTCGTACGTCCGAGTGGTCACCGCGCCACCCCCACCCTGTTCGGCCGCGAGGAGATACCCCCACGCCACCGAGCGGATGCCCTGGCCGCCGTCGACTCCCGGCACCAGGCGGAACCGCTCCCACGACTGGAGCTTCGGCCGGTTCACTTCGACCCGCCCGTCCGGCTGCATCGAGACGAACACGCCATGGATCTTGAGCCCGAACGTGTCGCTGCCCGCCGGGACGACTTCGAAGATCTCATCCGGGCCGACGCCGGTGCTGTCGGCGAAGAGCTGCCCCTGGCGCCCGTCGGGCCGCGCGATCGCCGGGTTATAGACGCGCAGGTAGTGCTGACGATCCCACGTACGGAATGTAGCCATCGGGCAGCTCCTAGCCGACAGTCGCCGGCGTGATCAGGGCGGGGGCGGTGGGGTAGCGATCCGCGAGGTGCTTGGCGATGACCGCCAGCGCGGATTCGTGCCCGACGGCGCGCACGCGGTACTCCACGTACGTGCTGAGGATCCGGGAGTACACCAGATCCGGGGGGAGACGCTCCTCGTGGCCTCGGATGATGGCGAGAGCCCGGATGACATCGCGGAGCTCCGCGTCAGACGGGGCCGGCATCAGCCCACCTGCCGGCGCATGAACGCCTGGGGAAGGTAGCCGGTGCGCTTGTGGGCCTTGAGGCGCTTCTTGTACTGGCGGGCGGAGAGCCCCAGGCGGCGTCGCACCGCCCGTGGGGTCTCGTACTGGTGGCGGAGCGTCTCGCTCAGGTTCGCCGACGACAGCCAGCGGGCCTTGCGCGGCTCGTGGACCAGGTTCGGCGTGTGCGTGTGCGCCCAGGTGAGACGTGCGGCGAGCTCTTTGGTGAGCGTGTCGTACTTCGGTGGCTGCATGGCGGAGTGTGCGTCTCCTGCCCCGGGCCGCTCAGCCGTTGGGCCGTGCGAGGAAGAACCCGAGTGCCCGCGATTCTACACCCTCTTCGTCGGTGGACGGGATCTTCCCCCCATCCTCCAGCCGATCGATGAGGAGGAGTCTGGAGGCGACCAGCGCATCGTTGACGAGTGCGAGGGCCGGCCGGGTGCCGATGGTGAGGCGGGAGACCTGCTCGAGGACCGCGAGGGTATTGGCGCCGACCGTCCCGGTCTCAGGAATCCCCAACACTCGCTGCAGGTGGTTGGCGGCGGTGCCGGGCCCGCTGTTCACCCCGAAGTCGATGAGCTGCTCGCGGAGCGCCGCGTGCGGGATGCGATCGAAGGGGGCGATGTACTGGCTGCGGTAGATCTCCCGCGCCTCCTCGAGGGGCAGCGCCTGCACCTCCTCCACCGTCGCCGGCCGCCCCAGCTTCCGCCAGGCACCCAAGGTGGCGGCGGTGATGCCGAAGTTGGTCGGGCCGCCCCGGTCCCCCGGGACGTTGCGGTAGCCGCCTTCGCGTTGGAGGATCCCGGCGAGGATCGCCTCGTCCGCCTGGTCAGGGCTCACGGCCGGCGTTCCCGGATGGCCCGGAGGTCATCCTTCATTTCGATGATCGCCGCCTTGAGCTGGTCGTAGCGATCCTCCACCACACGCATGCGGGCCTCGAAGGCGCCCCAGGCGACAGCGGCGGCGAAGATCAGGGCCACGTACTTCGGGAGGTCGTTCTTGGGCAGGCGCCGTGCTGAGAGCTCTGCCAGCATCTCATCCAAGAGCTCCGGGTCAAGAGCCGCCATACGCATCTCCTACACCGGGTCCGCAGGAGCGGAGGGGGTCGGCGTCACGTCGATGGGAGGGAGCGCGGCGGCTGGGCCACCGCCGAAGAGAATCTGATCCATCGCTTCCTGCAGGCGGTCGCCGTCACCACTCCCCCCGCCGGCGACGACGTTGGCGAGCTGCTGGGTGTTGGTGATGGAGATCCCGCCGGCCTTGGGGAGCAGGCCCGAGAGGTCGAGCGCGAGCTTGCGCGCTTCGGGGTCGGCGGCGTAGGCGAGGGTGCCCCGCCCGTTGCAGGTGGCGCAGGGCTCCGGCGAGGGATTGGGTACCTCGTCGGTCGGATCAGGCGTCTTGGTCTGCGTCCCGCCACAGTCGTAGCAGGTTTCCTCGCGGGGCGCCGCCTTGACCATCACGTCGCGGACGACGGCTGGGGTGCCTTGGGCGACGAGTACCCGCGCTTCCAGGTGGCTGGCAGCGGTGAGCCCCTGGGAGACGGCCTCGATCAGGGCGCCAGGGCGCAGGCCTGCGGCGCGGCACAGCTCGAGGAGCGGCGCGTTGGCGTTGGACGGGTCGGCCAGCATGTGCAGGAGCCGATTCCCCGGCTTGTCGAGCGTGGCCGTAGCCAGCGCCCCAATGAGCACGTCGCGCCCCCCGATGCGGGCTTCCAACTTCGCCACCTCAGCGAGGGCAGCGGCGGCGATGGGCGCCAGCGTGCTAGTGGAGCCCATGCATCCCCCACCCGGCGGCGGCGCGGGCCGCCTCCGCCTCCACGGCTTCCTGCCGGTCGAGTTCCGCGTGAATCTCCTCGTCGGTGGGGGTGCGCCCCATGGCCGAGGCGAGCGCCAGGGTGATCTCCTCGATCTTCCGCAGGGCGGTGCGATCCGCCTCGCCGATCTCCACCGTGCCTGGGGTTGCTGTGGCCGCCGCCGTCAGCGTGGGCGGATCTACCCCCAGGGCCACCTCGGCGAGCTCCACCAACCGCTCGAGGGCAGCCGCTTGGCGCTCCTGGGCGGACACGATCCGCGCCAGATCCCCTGGTCCCAGGGCGCGCTGGAGCGTGTCGAGAAGGCTCATGGCTGAGGAGTGTCGCAGCGCCTCCCCTACGCCGTCAAGTCCCTGCCCGCCCAGGGGGTGTGGGATTGGGACGATGGGAGCGCTGGGAGCGCAGAAAGTGTGCAACGCCCGGGAGAGACCCTAGATTGTCCCATCATCCCTGGGAAGTATCAGCGGGATAAACGTGGGACGACGCCAGCCAGGCCCGCCGACAGAAAAAGTCGGGAGAAAAAATGGATGCGAAGCTCAACGCCTCCCCCGGCCCCCCGGCCCCCGCCCGCGCG